GCGGCGTGGAAGGTTTTCACGGGCAAGGCTGATGCCGTGATCTGGCCCGGTGGCCAGTGAGCGCCGGGCAGTGAAAGAGAAATACGAGAGGGCGAGATGACCCCGTTACAAGCAATGACCAAGGCTGCCTACGAAGCAGAATGGGGACCGGGAAGCTGGGATCTCGTGTCTGAAGATCGCCAGATGGAGCGGTGCCGGTATATGAGCGCCGGGCTGATGGCGGAATTCGAGCTTCCCACAAGCACGCTTGAAGCAGTAGAGACCGCCGTCGATGCGTGCCGTGCTGACGAGTTCATGGATGTCGCATTCAGCTCAATTCTACGCGACATTGCAACGGAGGGGAACGATGTCTGACAGGGACAAGCTGAAAGAGAAGATCGCCGAGGCCATTCACAAAGCTCAGATGGGGCTTGCTGAGATGTCGCCGGCAGAAGCCGCTCTCTCAGCGATAGAAGCAGAAGGCCACGTCATGGCCCCGAGAGAACCAACCGGCCAGATGGTTGCAAGCGTGCCCCATATCGGCCCGTCTACAGCTATTGACGTCTATCGCGCGATGATCGGCGCTTCGCCGTTTGTTGGCAAGGAGAATGCAGATGTCTGACGATAGCAAGACAATCGGGCAGATCCTGCGCGAAGCCCGCAACGCTTGGGAACTGCACTACACGGAAACCGGCGTCTACGATCCGAACTGGCGGGAGCCTTGCGATGAAGCCTCCGCCTCTGCCGTATGGGATACAGCAGTAGAGGCTTGCATCTCCAAGATGGAAGAAGTCATCGCCAGAGCCAAGCATGTTGACGATACCGAAGGCGCGTGGGTGCTTCAAGGTGCCGTGGGTAAACTTGAAGCCTTAAAGCGCTCACAAAGCCAGACGGGTACGGATGATGTGTGTCAGGCGAAATCCTCGACGCAAGGCGAGACCGTATCGGCTGCGCCTCTTCAAGCTACCGCCGGAGGGGATGCCTTTGAAGAATGGCAAAGCCTCATGCGAAAAGCAATCAACGTCCAGAACGGCATCGCAAGCGAAGAAGAACGTCAGATTGTTGCTGAATCGCTTTTGCGGCGACTGGATCGTGAAGGCTTTCAGCGGATCGCGTCCTTTCTTCAAGAAGCAAACTCCCAAGGCCAGACGGAGGAAGACCCGACATGATGGACTTCTTTCGCAAGCTGAGACAGGCGCTCTGCCGTCATGACTGGCAGACAACCAAATTCCAAGCGCTCGTTCCTGGCATCGGTCAGCAGTGCTCAAAATGTGGCAAGCATCGACGAGTTTACCAATCGAGGAAGCGGGACCAAGACAATGGGTGATCTTACCAGAGAGCAGATCGAGGAACTAGCCAAACGCCTTAATGCATTTGCGGATGGAGATGTCCACGAAGCCCGCCGGGATGCTCTGCATGGTCAGCACCCGGAGCAGAACGACTATGAGATCTGGGCAGGCTTGATGACGCAGGCCTCCTCTGCGCTTCATCAGCTTCTTACTGCTACGGAGTGGAAGCCAATAGACGCGATCACCGACAAAGATCAAGTCGTGCTCATGACGGACGGCGAACGACGCTGGATGGCTTCGCTGGACTCACATGAGAAGTACGCTGATCTCCGTGGGTGGCTTGGAGACGACACCGGCGATGCGATCGGATGGCAACCGCTTCCGCCCCTTCCACCGTCCCCAGTCACAGAGGGAGAGTAGAGCATGGCAGATAAGCCGATAATCTTCTCAGCGCCGATGGTGCAGGCTTTACTCGCCGGCAGGAAGACGCAGACGCGGCGGATATTGAAGCCGCAGCCGGTGCATTGTCTTATGTGGGGTGACCCACCGCCCGGAACATACCCGAGTGATAAGGGTTGGTCGCGCTTTCCCTGCGCGCCCGGCGATCGCCTTTGGTGCCGCGAGAACTGGCAGACCCATTGCGACATGGATCATATCACGCCAAGAGATTTGCCGCACGATTCCGCGGTCCAATATCCAGCGACATATGACGGCTGGGTAAGTAGGGTCCGTCCATCAATCCACATGCCCCGCTGGGCGTCGCGGATTACGCTGATCGTGACAGATGTCCGCGTGCAGCGATTGCAGGACATCAGCGAAGCCGATGCGATAGCGGAGGGCATTAAGAAATTGCCTGGCGGGAATGAAGATCAATGGATGGATTACCCGGAAGGTTCTAGTGCGGCGGGGTGGCTACAGCCTGTAAACAGTTTTGACTCGCTCTGGGAAAGTATCAACGGCCCAGGCTCATGGACCGAAAACCCGTTCGTCTACGCCGTTTCGTTCATCGTCCACAAAAGCAACATCGACGCTTTGAAAGCGGAGGCAGCTTGATGGCAGGCATTTCCAAATGCGCCGACTCATTCTGCCCCAGCAAGGACCATTGCTACAGGTTCACGGCTCCGGCGTCACTGATTGCGAAGGGCTTCGCCGATTTTCAGAGGAAGGGGAGGACCTGCAAGTTCTGGAAACACTGGCGCGTAGTCGCATGCGCTGATGATGAGCCGCAACCGGTTGGCCATTGCGTCGTGACAAGGAACGCGGGGCATGAGGTCATCATAACCTTCGTTCAGGGGCTCACCGCGCATGATTTCTGCTGTGATTCATACATCCCGGATACGGCGGAGAAGACCGATGAATGATTTTCGCACCAACACCGGTCGCTCTCAGGATTACCGGGACGGCTACGAGCGAGCGCTGAAAGATTGCGTCAACTGGCTCCACGAACGGGCGAAGGGCATGAATGATCATCACGCAACGCAACTCCTGAACTCGGCAGCGTTCGCGCTCGGTGTCCACAAGGAGAAGCGCGCCAGAGGCACCAGCCCCTTTCAGAAGACAGGAGCCGACCAGTGAGCAGATGCCCTGAATGTCAATACCGCAAGACCATGGTAGCGGATTCCCGCCCTCGCGATAACTGGAAAATCGTATTTCGCCGGAGACGATGCACCAAGTGCGGGCACAGGTTCAATACTATCGAGTCATACGAAATCGCGGGCGGAGATGTGGTTGGACCGGCCAAGAGGCGCGCGATTGCAGAGGCAAGGCGCGCTTTGCAATCCGGCATTCGGGCGCTCGATGAACTTGACAACTCCGACGAACTCGCCAGCACCAGCCAGTTTCAGAATACCGGAGGCAGTGATGAGTGACGCACCGCTAACGCTTGAGAAACTTCTGACCACAGATCAGGTCGCCAGCATGTTGGGTGTTAAGCCAAGCCAAGTTCGCGGACTGCCGATTCCGTTTGTCCGTGTCGGGAGAAAACGGAGGTATCGCCCTTATCATCTGGATGAGTTCAAGAACAATCCGGAAAATCCTTGGGACGATGAAATCACAGGCCGTGTCTATTTTTTGAGAACCTACTGCGGCCGATACGTGAAGATCGGTTACGCCACCAACGTGGCCAATCGCATGGCAGATATAGATATGTGCCATCCAGAGCCGTTAACGCTTCTCGGATCGGTGCCCGGCAACCCAAGAATTGAAAAATTCTTCCATCGGAAATTCAAAAATTTGCGGGTGCGCGGCGAGTGGTTTCGCCTTGCAGATGAACTTCAGCAGCACATCCAAGAGAATGTCGAATTGCAAGTGGACAAAGACACAATCTGATGACGACATTTTACGCACCACTGACGATCGAAGATGTGAGGGAGCTACTGCCCGGCGTGTCCGAGCGTGAGCTTCGCAAGACCATCCGTGAGCATAAATGCTGTTCCGTGATCGGTGGCAAGATGTATCTTGAGCTGGAGGACTTTCAGCTTCTCCTGCAGGAAACCAAGCTATGGCGCTCAAAATCAAGTGGCGGAACGGGATCGCATACCTCCACGGGACATCTGGCCGTAAACGCATACGAAAAAGCCTTGGAACTCGCGACCCGAAAATCGCGGAACTTAAGCGAGCGCAAGAAGAAGCGCGCCAAGACCGCGCCTCCATCTACGGCGAAGAGAACGAGGCAACCTTCGCTGACGCTTGTGTCCAATACCTGAACCACGCGCCGCCGGACAAGGACTATCTTGCACCGATCATTCGGTGTTTGGGAAAAATGAGATTAGCTGAGATCAAGCCGGGAAAGGTGAAGGTGCTGGCGAAGCAGCTCTATCCGACCTGCAAGCCACAGACATGGAACCGGCAGGTGATCGTGCCGGTCAGCGCGGTGATCAATTTTGCGCATGACCTCGGCCTGTGCGCCCCGATCCGCATCAAGAGATTCAAGGCCCTCGATCCGAGGGTTAAAAGAGCGATCAACCGCGAATGGATCAACAGCTTCATGGCGCATGCCACATCGCCGCATCTGGCGGCCTATGCGCTGTTTCTGCACACGACCGCCGCGCGACCGACTGAGGCCATCATGCTGATGCCTGGCAATCTCGATCTGGAACGACAGTACGGCGTCAGCCGGACGATGACCAAGAATGGCGAGCGCCGCGAATTCTGGCTGACAGCCGAGATGACGCGCGTTCTGCGGACATTGCCACCGAAGCAGATCAAGAAGGGGCAGTACAAAGGCGAGTGGCGAATTTTCGGATGGGCCGACCTCAAGGGACCGATCGAGCCGTGGAAGAAGACATGCAAGTTGGCCGCCATCGATTATGTGACGCCGTATGAGGCGGGCCGACATTCATTCGCGACGGAGGCCGTCACGCGCCAGGGCAAGAACGTGATCATGGTCGCAAAGACCGGAAATTGGAAAGACACGCAGACGTTGCTGAAACACTATGCACACCCTGAAGACATGGCCGGGTTCATAGAAGGCACATTTGGCTCAATCGAGACACAGCCGACACTCAGTAAACGGAACATAGTTAAGTAAATCGTTGGTATATATAGAATTTTCCGGTATAATGTGAAAACTAGCCCATACTCACGGTGGGGTGAGGTGTCCCGCTTCACGGAATAGGTCAGCAGGCGGGAGAGAGCAAGGGTTTTCTTTATGCAGCAATGGATTTTTGAGAGTGCGGCGTTCTTGTTCTGGCCGCATTGGCTTGCAGAACGAAGCAAAAACTCGCAGGCCGATAAATCGAGATGAGACACAAATCTGGCACAGCCTGTTTTGCAGGCGTTCCGGATTCATGGAGGGTGAGATGAGCGCCTACGCAGAAGCAATCGTTAGGGTCAAGGTGACGAACCTCGGTAGCTGGGGGGATGACTGCACCGCCGGTCAGATCAAAGACCAAGCGCGCCGGGCCGCGATGCTGAAACTTACCGAGCTTCTCGATAATGTCGATTTCGAGATCATTGGGCGACCTGAAATCAAAATGGTCTCAGCGAACCTTGAAGACTAACCGCACGCGCCATGAGGAAGGATGAGAGAATGCACGAAACACAAAAAGACACTCAACGGGCACTTGCTGCCGCAAAGGCCATAATCGACGATCGAGATCCGGTTGCAGATTATTCCTCGATTCTGGTCACGACCGAACAGGCAGTCGCGACGGTCCTTCTAGCTATCTTCAGGAATGACCCCGCGAAAGCAGCTGCCATGCTGAATGAAGGACTGATTCACGGAATCGAAAGTCGCCTGTCTATGTACGCTGCGAAATTTCAGTGACGCAAGAGAACAAGGGATGATCTGGCGCGGGATATGGCGTCAGCCTGATGGAGGGGAAGATGGGCGCAAAGGAAAAATTCATCGAAGATGCGGCAAAAGTCATCGACGGCCGCGTTGCGGCTTTGAAAGCCGAGATGGTGAAACACCCCAAATCTGTTGTTCCCGGCGACAGAGCGGCAATTCTTGAAGCGGAGTTTTGCGCTAGGCTGATACGGACGCTATTGCACGGGACGTATCGAGGCGATCCATTTGACTACCTTATAGCATAAAAGCTGTTGCTGGGTAAGGACTTAATGCGGTCGACGAACTTCGCTCATTTCAACAGACTGAACACCTTCGCCATCACGAAGAACAGCCCTGTAACGAGCGCCAGCGATGCTATGGCGAAGTTCAGCCACATGATCAGTTTATCGCGACCTTTACCGCCTCGGCCACGCTCATGATCCCCGTTCCCGCGAGAATGATCGCGATCAACACCCGTACCAGGATAGCCAAGTCCAGCATCTGGAAAAACGTTGCGGACGTGCCCTTGCCCTGCTCCAACCGCGAGAGCCGGGCGAGGATGTCCCGTCTGTAATATCGGGTCTCTTGTCGTTGCAGGTCTTGATCGGCTCTCAGCGTTGCGATCTGAAGCGTCAGCGACTGGTTCATGTCTGCTATGCGCCGGTCGATATCGCGTAGGATCTGCAAGTCTGTCATGGCCATTCGCCGGGATCTCCGCCATATATTCACTTAGCGCCATAGTTTAAGCCTGTTTTTCAGAGTTGATTGTTGTCAGCCATTTGGCGAAACCTTTGCTTTCGTCTTTTGGTCAGTCCCGGTGCCGGAGTCTTGAGCTTCGGTATCGGGACGCTGCTTATGTTAATGGAATGCGGTTTTCTTTAACTTGTCGCGGTGATAGGTAAAGGCTCTTTGCTTTACTTGCGGTGCGCTTTCCTGTAGAATCGCGAGCGGGAAGGCGGCGGGCGATGATGCGAGGGAAAACAGCGGGTTGATCGCCGCGACGCCACCTCGATAGCGCCAGTCTTCCCGTCAATTTTCTGTCGCGAAACCGGAGCGAGACAAAATATGAGCGACTCCAATCCAATACCGCCGGATTTCAAGGTTTACACTCAAGACTTGAACTCCACCAACACGCTGAACATTCGTCTCGGCAACGGTGGTTGCATCATCAAGCCTGATGGAACATTTGAAACATATGGCGAGTATACGCCAGACGAAGCTGCTCGTGCCTTCTGGGGCGCAGTGGCGAGACAAAAACCGGACATTTAACCGGGCGGGAATAGTGGTTTAAAACCACCATTTAAGTATGGTTTAAAACCATACTTCTTTTACCCAGCCAGCCAGTAGAATCCTATCGAGCACCCAAGAAACACAGCCCCGCCCACGACGAATATATAAGGCACTGGCGTCGCCAGAAAAGCCGCCGCTCCGGCCGCCACGGCGACAAGCGCAAAATCTTCAGAGCGGTTGATGTGCGATTTCGTTGACCGCATATCGCGCAACTGCGCCGTCATCTTCCCGATGCCCTTGGTCACGGGAGCCTTGTTCGTGAGGACTTCCCGGCGCATCCGGTGCGTGGAGATGCGGATTTCCCGCTTGGTGATATCCTGAGAAAGCTCATCAGAAACACCTGATACATGGGTTGACCATCCTGCCATCATTATGAGGATGAAGGCGAGGATGGTTTTTGCGCGGTCGGTCATTCGTCAGCCTCGGCAATTCTTGTCAGCGATCTAAGCCGCCTGCAATGCCGCAGGAGACGCTTGCCTTCAGCCTTGCGCCCGTCCATCATGGCGGCGTCTCCCTCCTTCAGGAGCTTGTCCGCCTTCTGCCGGAGGCGTTCCGATTTCTTCATTTCTGCTCAGATGCTTTCATGTAGAAGTCTTCGATCTCGACATCTTCCGGCACTGCGCCACGCCACCACCATTCTGCCGAGATTGCGTGACGCTCCATCGGCTCAGAAACGAGCACTTTATTTTCAACTGAAAGCTGATAGTGCAAGCCGTCATCGATGTATGTGTCGCCCGGCTCTTCTGGCCGCATTGCAGCACAGAAAATGCGGCCATCTTTCCTGATGCGTACAGCCATGTTTATTTCTGCTCAGCTGCTTTTTTCTCGGCTTCCTTGACCTTCCAGTGAACGTTGTTGTGACGTTCGATCTGAGCCATTGTATTCTCGGTCAGCGCGTCGGCAGGGTGAGGCTTGATGTAACGGTATGGTTTCGACGACGGGACGGGGACAACCCGCGTCTGCACTTGTGGCGAAGACGTGCAGCTTGCGGCGGTCGACGAGATTGCCAGAATCAGAGCCATTTTAGCCAAAAATCCCTTACGGGACAAGGCTTTAAAGCGGTCGACGAGATTGCTCATTTGTCGCTCCTGCAAAGACCCGGGTGCCGTTCACAATACTGAGCAACGTCTTTCGATCCATCCGTCATGCCGTCAACGCTGCTCAGAATGTCCGCAATGGTGCGCTCGGCGGCGGTTTCCATGCGGGCGATCTTCACCTCGCATTGCGCCTTCTCGCGCTCCACGGCGGCGCTCTTGCCTTCTGAGCCTTTAGAATAGGCCCATGCCGTTGGAACGCCCACGGCGAGCAGGCCAGCAACGATGTAGAGCGTGGAGGCGGAGAGGCCCGGCAGCGCCCAGCCGATAGCAGCGTTCGTCAGTTTGCCGATGAGTGCCAGCATGTCACCGTCCTTTAGTGGCAGCATCGTCCTGCCGGGCGTAAATAATGACACATTGCAGGGCAATCTTGAGCAGGATCGAGGCGACAAGGAACGCCGGAATGGTCAGCCCGATCTGCCCGATCAGGTCACCGATCACATTGATCTGCCCTTGGCTTTCGAGGATCGCCACGCCGTCGAGGCCGAGCAATCCCATCTGTGCAGTGCTCGCCTTCATGGTGCGTGAGTTCATCGGAGTGACCGGCACCCGGTAACCGAGTAGCCGCTCGCGGTCCTGCCGCTCGATGCAGACCTGATCGCCACCCTGATTGCCGGCAAGTATGCGAATGCCCTTCGCGTCCTCATCGATGTAAAAGCCGACGTGACCTTGCCAGCCCCGAACGTCGCCCCGGCTGAACACTGCGATGCATCCGGGAACAGGCTTTTTGACTTCCTTGCCCCATGTCAGGTAAGATCGGGCAAGCAAGCTCTTTGAACTGGCGTAGCCGCTGCGCTCAAGACACGCCCCGGTAAATGCTGCGCACCATGCCACTGAATCTGCGTCAACTTCGGGGTGCCCGGCGTCGGCATAGTATTTGAGCACGCGCGGATTGTTCGCCGCGCCCGGCGCTTCCTTCACGCCAAGTTCGCCGCGCGCGATCTTGAGCCATTTCGGCTCACCGGACACCGGCTCATCTGCCGATTTCTCCGGCTTCGGAGCGACGCTCTTGCCGCCGAATATCGCCTTGAGAAGCCCGGCAAGCCACTCAAAGAATGCTGTGATCGGATTCATAAGGCTCCTCATTAAAAAAGCCCCTGAGAAGGGGCTGGATTTGAGATTGCGGGAGTGGGCGTCAGGCGGTAAGGTCAATCCGGCCATATTGAGGGAGATCTTTTCATGACGAACCTTCACATTTTTTCAGAGAACGCCGATGAAGATCGGGTCAACATGCCTGCTGACGATCTGGCGGCGTTCGCCATACAGTGTCATCTGGTAGGGTTCGTCGTGGGGGCGATAGTGACGACGGTGGTCTGCTGGTTTGCGTTCTAACTCCGCGCTATTATCGCCTTGATCGCCGCTTCGGAATACCCCTTTTGGGTCAGTTCATTTGCAATGGCTGCGTTCTCTGCTTCTTTCTCGGCACGCTGTTTCTGACGCTCAACCTCTTTCTGGTCTGGCCCCGGATCATCCCATCCTGTGCCGTTCCATGTGCAACGGTGATTTGGCGGGGACGGCGTGTCTGCCGAAAGCACAGTGGCTCCATCCGGTGCAGGGTGGTGCTCGACGTAGACAGACGCCCCTGGAAAATACTCCCCTAGGAATTTTCCATCCTGATCGACGCAAAGCACGCCATCGATCTCGATCTCAACTTTTTTTGTAACCTTGATCTTGCCCATTATGCGAAGTTCCTTGCTTCAACGAAATAACGATATGCGGCGACATCATCACTAGTGAAAAAGAAACGGACATCAGTTATATCATTGGAATTGTCGATCAGAACACCACCGCCTGCAATCTGTTGTCCCTCGTCACTATCGTCCTTAATTGATACTCCAGTAAAGGTCATTGCCTTATAAATGCCGTCAGATCCAAAGCCCTCGAACCAGAGATCAAACCATGCACCCTTATGTGAAGCACTTCCTATCGCATCCCCGCCCCCAGCGCCCATAAGAATTTCTGTGCCATTACCTTGTTGACCCCCAGTGGCCCATGAGTAATCACCCGCCCCAGAAAGAAACACTGATCCGCCATCTTGAGAAAATCGAGCATTAAGGTCCACATTGTTAGTAGCAGGACGGACAAACACCCTAATGTGCACAAGATCATAAGCAGCGGGGATTTCGATATCGAGAGTGGCAACCGTTGTCCCAGAGCCGTTCTCTATATCCTCCCAGCCGCCGCCCGCACCCGCATCTTGGAATGTCGGCAGTGCCGCAGCACCATTAGACGTAAGAACCTGTCCTGACGTACCAACACTAGCGATAGATTGTTGAGCCCCTGTCGTAGTGGTGCCGCCGCAGAGCACGGCGTAAGCCGTATGCGAACTGCGTCCTGTCCCGCCATCAGCAACAGCAACATCTGTACCGCCTGTAAGGTAAACCTCTGCCCATGATGTGACTGTGGAGCCAACTTGCCGCACCCACATACTCGGGATCGATGCTACCGTAGAAAATGCAAGTTGACCGAACCGCGTTGCGTTGCGCATTGCTGTGAGCACTGCCACAAATGTAGCAGGACCATTTGCCTGTCCGTCCTCAGCGCGCGTAAATCCGGAATGCGTCACATCGTCAAAGTCATCATTCGGCGGCAACGGTGACGACACAGGGATAGTAGCAACGCCTTTGCCGCCGCCGGATCCAACAACGATTTGGCCATCTGTCAGATTACTTGAAGCAGTTACCATATTCGTAATATCTGCATCTACTACAACATCAGCCGCTGCTATCCCGCTATCCTGAATCAGCTTGCCCGTAATTCCATCATAGCTCGCGAGATTACCGTCTGTTGCCGATGCCGGGCCGACGACATCGCCGCTGCCATCTGCCCCGGCGGGTGCGAACACGACGCTGAAATTCTCGGTCGCTGTAAATGTGCCACCAGAAGCCAGCGGCGTTACGCTGATTTTCCGGTAGCCGGTGCCGTCAACAACGCTGCCCGTGACAAGACCGACAAAAAACGCGTCTGCGGAATCGATCCCCTTGACGAGGATATGGCCGCGCCTGGCTGAGCTTCCTATATCGTCGAAGCTGTCGAAATAGGCTGAAACGTCATTACCGTCGGCGTCTGAATTGTCGATGAATATGGTGGTGACGCTGGCGAGCGTGGCATTGTCGAGCCGAAATTCGCCCGCGCCTGGATCGGCATCAGCCGTCGCATTGTCGAATGCATAGGTAAATGCCGGGTTTTCGCTAGCTGCTTCCGCTGCCGCCTGCGCCGCTTCTGCGGCAGTTTGGGCGGTCTCTGCGTTTGTCTCCGCCGTCTCGGCTGCTGCCTGCGCCGCTTCCGCCGCCGCCTGCGCCGCCTCGCTCGCCGTCGTCGCCAGATTGCTTGCCGAAACCGCAAAAACGATGTTCGATGTATCGATGACAATCGGATCGTCTGACGTTACGGTGTATTCCCCGATGCCGACCGTTCCAGAATGCACATAAATGCGAGTACCATCGACTATATCGCTGTTGCCGTCGAAGTCTCTCGCCCGCGACCATACGCCAGTGCTGACAGTCCAGATGCCGTTCTGCGTCTGGTCGGTCTGGTTCTTGACGAGAACGCGATCCGGCCTGTCGTTCGCACCTTCCTCGACCACGGCGATATCGTCGATGGTCTGCTCACCTGAGAGCGTGATGTTGGCTGTGGTCGCAACCCGGCAGGGTGCTTTGAATGCCAGCGAACTGCGGGCTCCTTCGAGCCGGTCATGCAAGTCTGTCATTTCGGATCAGGATTTCCCATTAAAAAACCCGCCGGAAAGCGGGTTGGTGATAGTGAGGATTTGAAAGGCGGTGACTACTTCTTCCCGCCGATGCAGTGATACCCTTGCGTTCCGAAATACTCATAGGTGCCGCCGGTGAGACGGCATTCGAGCTTGGCGCGATACCATGCGTCATCGGATGCGGCTCGCTTGTCCGAATCTTGCGCGGCAAATATTCCAGCCACTACCATGGCGGTGACAAATGCGATAATAGCCGTGATCGGATGCTCGCCGATGAGTCCAATTGGACCTGCCGCCACTCTTGCTTGAGCCTTCTGAGCTTGCGCCATCTCATGCTGGGACAGACCAGAGTAATCTTCATAGCGGCAGTTCATGCCTTGCCCGCCTCGGCTATAGCGCCATAAACCACAGCCCCGTCAATCAGAACATGGCATGGCGGAATGATCGCTTCGGGATGCCAGATCACTGCTATCCTCGGACCAAGGCGGCTGTTATACTTCCAATTCGGATATTTCGCCTGATAGCTCTCGGAGAAGCCTTGGAGGCCAACGCATTCGTCAGGATCGATCTCCCTGTCTGCGACCTCGCGCCGTAGCCCTTCGATCAGTTCGTCTTCTGTCTGCGCAATCACTTCAAGATTGACGCTGACCTTCGACAGACCGTGATCGACCGCCCCGTCGATTAAGACATGCTCGCTTTCGTCAAGCGGCGGACGTGCAGCCAGATAATCACCTGTGGTCATCTCTTTACTCTCCGCTGGGTTGGGAGGGAGGCTTGCGAATAGGATTGTTATCTTCATCGAAGCGAAGATTGCCGACTGTTTCGCATACAGCCATCGCCCCAAAAGTCGCGATACGACGATTGCACCGAGCTATCCAGCCGGTTGCCGCAGCTAATCGCGGCAACACTGGCCTGCCACAATCTGGGCAACGTTCGCTCATTTCGGCGTATCGTACGAATGAAACCAGATGAAAATCACTGCAAGAATCGCGATGACCAAAAGTCCCCAGCCACCCCATTCCTGAACAAGTTGCTGCATAAATTCCTCGCTCATACTACCCTCAATCCGTCCTTACGAAGCTCAACGCCGTTATTCATGAAGCCGATGAATATTTTCTGCGCTGATGACTTGGAGATTTTATTCTGACTTGCTTCGTATCTCCACAAAGTCTGCCGAGATATACCCAACTTTTCTACTGCAATATCAAGTGTCCATCCCATCCATGCGCGAGCGCCACGCAAATGACTTGCGGAAATGTAGGAATAATCATTTTTGTGCTTGACAGGCTCGCTCATAATGACTACTGTATAGTCAGATGCGTATTGCGTCAAGCGTTCTTTGACAACTGAAACCCGCATATTCCTGTGCCTCCGATGGTCAGCAACGGAGGAAACCATGAATGCAGCATCTGTAAAGGAAGCGCTCCGGCTCATCTGGCTGGAGTCGTGGAAGAGACTCAGTGAGAAACCCTCCGATCCCGTGCGAAAGGAAATGGAAGAGATTACTCACCGAGCCTATCGGAACTGCTGAATTCTCCGGTCAGCGTCATGTTGGCGCTGATCATCGCGGGCACAGGCCCGAAACCGCCGATGTGAACGTTAGCCGCGCTCACACCGGCATTTGTGACAAACCCTTGGAAAGGAACATCACGTGAAACAGCCTAGCAGAATTCCCCGCTGGGCGCAATTTCTGATCGGCGGCGTCTTGCTGCTTATCGCTCTTGCGGCGGGGATCGTCAGCCTCGTGCTGAACGTCTCCCACGGACTGAATGTCGGCCTCGCTGCCGGCATCACTTTCGGCCTCGCCGATATTGGCAAGATCGCAATCCCGATCGTTGCCGGCATTATCGGCTGGTCCATGCAGATGAGATCCACTGCAATCGTCTGCGTGCTCGTGTCGTTGTTCTGTGCTACCAACTATTACGCTGATCGGCACGGACGGCACCTGATCGAAGCACAGCACGGAGAAGCCGTCTATGCGGACAAGGCAAAGCGCATCTCCGAACTGGAAAAGAGTGTTGCCGATCTTAACGCTCTGGTGACCGCTGAAGCCTCCGACCGCGGATGCGGCCCCAACTGCAAGGCGCTTCAGGCTCGCGCCGACGAAGCCACCTTGAAGCTTCAGGACGCCCGCAAGGCGCGCTCCGAAGCAAAGCCCGTTGAAGCCTCCGGCCTTGCCGTCATGATCTCCATGTCGGCAGGAACGAAGGTCGAGGGCACAGCTCGCGGACTTGGAGCGGTCAACGCCGTTCTGTTCCTTGCGCTTCTCGAAGCTCTCGTCTGGCTGTCCGTGCCAGCAATGCGGGCTTTGAACGTGGCGGCAGCAACTGTCGCGAAAACTGTATCGCGTCAGAAATCTGTCGCAACGCCGAAAGCCAAACCGGCCAAGGCCAAAAAACCAACTGTCCGGAAATCCCGGAAGGTTGAACAGAAGCGGAAACGCACTCCTGCGGAAAAAGCCGCCAAGCAGATGGCTGAGCTTAAAAAGCTCACGACCCCGGCCTCGTTCAAAGCTCCTGTCCGTGTTACCCGGAAAGGTAAAATGGACAAGAGATTCAAAGCTGCGAGACCAGCAAATGCGAACGAACCAGTCAACGCTTGAATTCTAAGCCCCGTCAGGTATTCTGGCGGGGTTTTTTGCTGTCTCGGACTCGCCTTACTTTTGCCAGCGCCTCTTCTGGATGCATACCAGCCCTTAAGAGTTGGTAGATGTAAGCCTGCCCCAAACCCTCGTCTCGTATCCACTCCGCAACCGTCTTCGTAACCCCATGCGCCGTCATCACGACGTTCGAGCGTCGATTGTACCCCTGCTCACGCGTGGTGGCCCAGCGGCAATTCTCTAAGGCGTACCCCTTGTTGTAGTCGTCTCGCTCAACCGAGTGCTTTCTGCTCGGACGCGGTCCCATGTCTTCCAGGAAACATTGGAAACCGGTCTTCCCGCTTTCGCCGGAAAGCCATCGTTCACAAACGGTGATGCCTCGGCCGCCGTAATGCTTAAAGCTGGCGTTCGACTCCTTGTAGCATCTTGATATCATCGCAGCCCAAGCCGCATATTCCCGGTCGTAATCCCGAGTAAGACCGTCCTGCGATATGTGCACGGTGTTAGTGCAGTACCCGCATCTTGTGGTCCTGCCCCGCTTAAGCAGGGTGGTGGTTGTTCATCATGACTGTAGGCAACACCGTCCACATTATCGGCAAGATCGTCAGCGGATTCCGAGCGCTCTTGCCCGACCGACGGCATAGTTCAGATCGTTGAATTCGACCTGCGCACGCTTCTCGATGATGGTCTCACGCCTGTTTGCATCAAGGAGACGACGGCGAACTTCAGGCCAGAGTTCCCGCACCGTGTCGTAATCATAAACCTTCGTGCCGCGCTTGATCTTGATCTTGTCCATCAGCATGGCGTGGATTCTCGGCGAGACCGTTTTAAGCTCTTCCAGATACGGCTTCACCGGCATCGGTTCCCGGAACTCGTAGCCGGGGCGCTGGATTGCTATCAGGCCGTTCAGATATTCCCGGCGGCTGATCTCGCTCATGATCTCGTTCGCCTGCTGACGGACGGCGCGTGTGACTTCAAGACGCTTCCCGGTTCTTGGATCGTCAACCCGGTTGAACGCCACCTGCCTGGATGTTGCGCTGAGCGCGGTGATGAACTCTTTCGCGCGTTCCATCGGATGCAGGCGGCGCTGATCGACATCGTAATGCCCGTTCAGGATTGCATAGGCTCTGGCGTCGTCATCCGTCACCCGACGTTCAAAGAATTTGCGCAGATCTTCCTGCGTCCAGACCTTGTTCTTAACGGCCTCTTCCTTGTAGGAACCGGCCGGCTGTATGAATTCGCCTCCATCGCGCCCCATGAGATCCCAGAAATCTTCCGCGCCGCGCGTCCCGCGCAACCCGCGCGTCGTGCGGATGAACGGATATTCCTGCCAGCGCAATGCAGGCTTGTCCGGGTCTGCTGCATCATAGGTGCGCAGAATATCCCGAGCCCAATCCGAGCCGAGCGTGTTCATGGTATACTCGACCATGAGTGGCGATACTTCGAACGGCGCGACGGCGTTTATCCCCTCGGCCATGTCCTTGGACAGCTTCGACGTATAAGCCTTGTAACGATCTTCCGGCAAACGACCCTGCATATATTCCGGCTCGATCGCGCTGTCGAAGAAGTTGTTCCGACCGTGCTTCCAACCGATATACATGTCGAGCAATGGAGACGAGTGCGGCGGGACAAGGCTGTATCCAAGCGTCTTGCGAAAACGCTGCCATGCCGTTGGATCTTCGTAGCGCCAGCTATCATATTGCGCGCGCAAAGCGTTCGATGTGACGTTCACGATATCGAACCCGCGCGGAATGCGGTAGGGCTGGCCGTTGATCGTCATCGGGATGTTGAGCGCGCGTTCAAGCTCCGACTTGTCCCGCAGTTCGTCATCATCATTGAGCATCAGCTCAAGCATCAGATGAGCAACGGCAATCATCGCAAGGGTTGTCCATGCACGCATGGCGTCCTTCAACGCGTCCTTTTCGGACTTCGTAAGGGTCTTCTCCGCTTGCGATCTCTGGCGATCATCGAACAGCGGAGCGAGTTTTTTCCGCACCACCTGCGCGGCTGCAAAGACACCTTCATCGGTCTGCGCCAGAAACAACTTGCGGAACATTTTGTCAGGCCCCTGCAACGCAGGGTTGAGAAACATCACCAATCGATTGAATACGGTCTGGCTGGCGAAATCACCGCTGCGACCATAATCGGTGTAGTCGCGACTTCTCTGCACTGCGGATTCCAGCGCAATAAACGTCTGCTGCTCTAGCGGCATTGTCGGATAGCGGCTCTGCGCATCCTTGAAAGCCCTGTCGAACGAAAGACGGGCGAGCGTTTGCCTGGCATTGGCTTCCGACCATTCCGCCCATTTCCAGAAATCTTCATGGAGCGGGTTGACGGTCCTTGCCCAGAAGTCGCGCCGGGCCGGATTGAGCACGACGCCTTCCGTGCGCAGACCGGAAACGCGTCCCTGACGCAATTGCTGGATATTGGAGCGGTTGATACCGCCCATGATCCCGCCATGCCGGGCCAGAATTTGCGCCCATGTCTCTTCGCCACGAGCTTGTCTCGCCTGGTTATCCAGCACCGTCCGGATATTGGAGATGATCGGAAAATAACCAGCCTGCAAGACTGCTGCGTTATAAGTGTCACGGATGAGGTTGCGCCACAAGAATCCGGGGTGCGCTGTTATCCCTCGCTGCGGAACCCGGACGGCGGCCGTAATCATGTCGAAGAAGCTATCCCCGAATGGTGTGCCGCGCGTCATCTCGAAAAAGCCGAGAATGTCTTTGGCAATCCCGTGCCCATCATCATGGATTTGCAGCATCTTGAGAACGCCGTTATCCATGTAGTGCAGGATCGCGTCGCGACCCTCGCCAGCTTGTTCCGACTTGAACAGTTTGGCGACGGCATCTTCCCCGAGCATCGAGGCGACGGTGGAGATCATCTCCTTGGCGTCTTCCGGTGGCAAACCTTCTTGAATCGCAGCCGCTTGCAACGCATCGCGAATCCTGACTTCCTCCACCCTCATCCGTGTCGCCGGGATGATCTCGACATATTGCCCCGCGTTTTCGACCTCATCGGCCATTTTGCCCAGAAGCAATTTCGGCTTGTTGACGGCGATTTCCTGGTTGGTGTCGTAGACCTGCCGGGCGATGCCCTCGATCGGATCGATGAAATCACGGTACGATCCCTTGATCGCGAACTTCGCCGCGACCTTTCGCCCGCTGACTGCGGTGCCTTTGAACATTTCATCCGACATGTCGCGGAACCACGGGACATAATCCGGCGTGCCGGTCTTGTACTGGTATTCCTCCAGACTATCCAATCCGGCCTGATAACGCTTGAGCGCCAGATCTCGCAGGAACTGATAGACCATCTGCGACGCTTGCGCGAATTGCGGGTTTGCCGCTTCCAAATCGGCCACCGCCTGCTCGTGATCAGCGCGATTGTGCTTATCCGGCGGGCGCATCAGTTCGGTTTCCCAACGCCCGGCAAGAAAAATGCGGCGCTGACGCCGCATTGTGTCGAAATACCAATCCCCCTCGCCGGGATTGCCCGGCGGGTTCGGTCCTCGCCCACGATTTTGCGTTGGGCTCATGTCGTGGCGTTGCCACAGCCAGCGCCCGCGCCGCGCGATCATGTAGCCGCCGAAGTGGTTCCGCTGTTGCTCGGACCAGTTGTTGAACTCGACACCGCCGTATGCCGTCAGCAGCGCGTCACGCAGACTGACTGTGCCCTTGCCGGTAGAATTTTCCCAGTGCACGCCCTGCGTCAGGTCGATGTAAGCGGCGGCATCGGATGAAACGATCTTCTGTGCCTGCATCTGCGGATTGCGCCATGCCGACAGGTCGAGTTCCTGATTGTTCCTCTCAGCCTGCCGCGCAATCCGCATCATCACCTTGCGGATTGAATTGGTCTTGTCCCAGCGTCCTTTATAGACGCGCTCCAAATAGCGCCAGTACATGCCGGAAACAGCAGCCACTCCGCCTTCACTGTACTCGTTGCGTATCGCCTGGAATGTGCTCTCCGGCACGCCGGACTTGACCGCCGCCGTGATGCGGCCGGCAGACGACGCATCACGCCAGTCTGCATATTGGTCGCGAATTTCCTGAATATCAGCAAGCGTCTGCGGATCTTGCGCATCCATGAACTCTTCGAACTCGCTGAAGAAGTCGGGCGCGTGAGCTTCCGCTGCCTGCGGGTTCGTGAGATACAGGCGGAAGAATTCGGCGAACCCTTCGGATACGGTGTCGTTACCGCTCATGCGCGCAATGCCGAGAAGCGCTGGCTGATGTCTGGCCTTCAGCGGGTCCAGATCATACCGGCTTTCCAAGGCGTGTGCTACTTCGTGCGCTTCGGTGTCGATGTCTTCGAGAACAGCCAGGCGGATCACGCCGGTCTGGCGGCTGTACTGGCCGCGAAGCATACCGCCCATCTGTGAGGCAAGACGCTTCATTCCCGGATCAAGGCGGCCGCGCTTGACCGTCAGCCCGAGACGTTTGCGCAGATTGCGCTGAATGTCGATCAGCGAGCCTGCGGGCGATGGCTCAAGGCCTGGCGTCGGTCCAGGCGGTGGCGGCGACAGCGGCAGGTTCGGCATGCTGGTGGGCAGCGTCTGCGCCGCCACGTCGGCAAGCTGCTCGCGCTCCGGCGCAAATTCGAGAAACGCCTCATTGAACCTTGCCTTGAACTCTCCTTCATCGATCCGGGTGAAGACATCATCAGAGGTCTGGAAGCCTTCGCCGCGCATGAAGCTGGAGATGCGGGCGATGAAATCCTTGATCCTCTGGAATACCGAGGCGATGGTTCCGGTGAACTGTTTCCTGTTCAGGTGGAATTCGCTATACTGTTCGGCGATGGCTTCCTTGATGAGGAGATCGTTCATCTCCGTCTCGTTCATGCCGCCCTTGTAGACGCCCTCGTAAGCCTGCCGGACGCCGGTGGTTTCCACCCAGCCATTACGCTTTGCCGCCGTCTTGAGCGTGTTCCATTCCTTCTCGGTGAACAGGCCCATTGCCTTGAAGAATTCAACGGCTTCGTGTCTGAGAACGCGGACGGCTTCCTGAACTGTGGTAACGCCCTTGGCGCGAGCTTCAGCCTCCACCGCCTGCATGGCGATGGAGATGGTCATGGTGTAGGGGTCGGTCTGGCCTAGAGCTTCTGCTTGTCTGGATCGAGCATAGAAAATTCCTTCAGACATCGCTCCAGACTGTACAGATTGGGCGCTCCGGCTGACAATTTCACCCAGTAATCCGGCCCCTGCCGCTCCTCGCGCCTCTTGGAGAAGGGTGTTCTGGAGGATGACTCTCTTAAGAGTACGGCGACCCGCGCGCGATGCTCTAACGTCGGCAGACGTTTCGGCGAGAGCGTCCAGCATTCCATCAGAAACGGGCTGGCCTTCACCAGTTCGGATGGCTCCTGTTGCGAGGTCATAACGATAATCCTTGATCTCCGGGAATTTACTTGCGACGGATTCAACGGAGGTTTCCATCAACGATGCTATATTACCAAGAGTATCGCCTTCTGTCCATTGCAGTGGAGGCACACCAATTTTCTCATTGCCCGCAATCTGATCTTCATGCGGCTCAAGATGATCTGTCGTCCCGAACTTCAATGCTGACGATAGCATGTTCTCGGTTCTGCGCCGCAGCGCAATCGCCGACATGCCATCGGGATCGCCGATGAACTTGCGCCCCGTGTTGAGCGCGTAATTGGCGACCGCCGCATAAATGGCGGCCCCCGCCTGCCCCTGCCTTACTTCAGAGACATCCATCCAGACGCGGTTGTCGTCCTCGTAAACATGGAAAGGCTTTCTCTCCCCGGTGAGGAAATTGTAAATCCTTTTGGCGCCATGTTCGTGGAATCCGATTTCATCGGTGCTCTTGTGCTCGAATGTGAGGCCGCTCGGCTCGGCGGTGTCACTGATAATACCAACGACATCCTGCTTGTCAGATTTCGGATAGACGAAGGCGTCATCCGTCTTGGCGAATTCCTGTAGGGCTTTTGCTGCTCTTACCTGCTCCTGAGACGGCTGGTTCAGAGCAAGCATCTGATCGACAACGCCCTGCCGTTCTTCAGCAGAGACAGGCTTGCCGTTCTTTTTCGTGATCTTGACGAGGCTGTCGTCGAAAATTACGATGTTGCGGGTGCCGTCGCCAGTCGCGCGTGAGACTTGGTCCAGATATCTGAGGCCGGGAATGCCTGCGTCGCGGAGAAGTTCCGAAACTGTAATATTATTAAATTCGCCGCGCCCGTACTTTTCATCGACAATCTGTTTGACTTGAGAGACAGTCCGTTCTGGGTTGTTCGTAAAATCTAGTCTATCAAATACCGCCAATGCTTTTTTGCCAACTTCGCCTTGTTCGCTGAGTGGTAAATCCCAATCCAGCAACTGCTCTGGCTCCACGTCGATCTCGACTTCGTAGAGATGGCCCAGTTTTCGCTCCGTAGCAGGCTTAATATCCCCTTGCTCTAAAAGGCTGATTGCATCCTGTAGGCGCGTAACTTCCTGATCTGGATCAAGAGACTTGATGCGCTTGATAGCATTGTCAGCGTTTCCGTTATTTAAATATAAATAGTAGGATGCGACATGGCTTGAGTTATCCATATTAACGACGTTGCCATCCGGGGCAACAAGTTGAACGTCGCCTAATACATTCTGATATTCCTTGGCAGTCAGTTCATTCTCGGCAAAATAAAGCCCGTGCCCGAAAACCTGCGCTCCTTCTCCCGTTCCGATCCGCGACAGATCGAACCTGTCGAAATCATGAGGAGAGCCGTGGAACGCGCGGAGGGCGAGCATCTGGTCAACAGCCTGCTGGCGCTCTTCGCCAGATACCGGTTCACCATTTCTCTTCGTGATCTTGAGGATTGAATCATCGAAGACGACGTAGTTGTCAGCCCCCAGATCCATCGTCGCCTTGTAGCTGTTGCCGGCAACGCCTTCTGCGCTTAAAGCTTTCGACGCAAACTCTTCACTGCCTAACGCTTCGGCAAGACGATCGTAGACACTCACACCTTGCAGGGATTCAATATCTGAACTGTCGATCCCGGCCTTCTCAAGCGCTGCCTTGACCATAGGCAGGATTTTGGGTTGCTCTGACATCATCTGATGAAAGACGAGGAAATCATCAGCATCCGCGTCGATTTCAACTTCGTAAAGGAAATCACCTGGATCAACATCCCACTTCGCGACGCGCTCGTATTTTTCCAGCATGGCGTCGGCTTCGGCAATGTTTTCGTCGCGGCGTGGATGCGATGGGGCGAGGTCGATCGCCTTCTGCCTCATTGCCCTGATCGATTCGCCAAGTTCATCAAAAGTACGGCCATAATAATCCTGGCCAGCTACTTTTGCCCCGGCAAACTCCTGAAGCTCTGTGTCGTTGCCAACGGGTTCTCCGTCGATCAGAATGTTCTCGGGGCGGAGCGCAAGACGATAGGCTTCGCCCTCGATATTACTGCTGCTGAGATAGATGCCCCAGCCTTCCATCTGGGTGCCTTCGCCGGTGCCTATCTTGGACGTATCGAACCGAGTGAACTCGTGCGGCGAGCCGTGGAACCCGCGAAGAGCAAACATGCTATCGCGCACATTCGCCGCTCTTGCCTCAAGCGGAAGGTTTCGGTAAACCTCAATCAGCCGTCCACGCTCTTTGACAAGCTCCTTGCGGCGCTCTTCGCGCTTTGCTGACGGGATGCGCATGATGCGGCCAAGCCCGGCGGACAGGCTGCGGAGTTCGGTGTCGATACGGTCAAGCTCGTTGCTGATTTCAGCCGCGCTGGTCGCTTCTGAAGCGGTTTCTCTACCCTCAAGAGAGAGAGAGCCCTCACTAGGTTCGCTAGGAGGGCTGGCTACTTCGCCTTGTTCTTGTCGCGCACTGGGCGGCGACCATCCCCATTCCAGAAACGAGTCCCCAGCCGTGAACAATTCACTTGCAGGAACATACCGTTTAACTAAATGATATTCGCCGTTGAGAGCGGACTCGCCGTGGTCTTTAGCATAATCGCGAGTAATTGTTACCCAGTCGCCCGGATTGATGTATGATGGCCCAAGCGTAACGCCACTCCGCTTCCCTTCGACTTTTGGAATTGCTCGGTATATCGCAACTTTTGCATCAGGATTTCCGCGTAGATCGCGAATTTTGTTATAAGCTTTGTAGTCAAGTTCATCGTTCCCGGTAGCATAGTAGCGCAGACCGTTTGGTCCATAGAAGTCATCAGGATAGATGCCGTTCGACGTGACATCGTGGATCGGCGAACCACTCTCCGCATTCGGAGCTGAGTGCTGCCCGCGATAGTCATCCATTCCGCCGGTTTCCTCCTCACCCACTATAGCAGATGGATCGGATTCTGTCTGCCCCCGTCCTGTACGGAGAGCATAAGATATACGAGGGTCTGTTGGATCGAAGGTGCCGCGGTTGGCGACCGCATCTGGAATGAGTTGCCCGTCTACGCGAGATCTGAGCTGGCCACCGACTGCCGACTTCGCTTGTGTCGGAGAAAAGAACGCATAGACCGTCGTTGTTTGCCTTGTCGCCCCTTCAGGGTTGTTGTAAAAATCTACAACATTTTCGATGATTACGCCATCGTGGCCTTCATCCTTCGCGGCCTTGATCTGCTTTTCTGTTCCCTTCCAGCTCTCACCCTTCGCGTCTATGATTTTGGGGTTGCTGACCGACAGATAAAGCGGGATTGTCTGCGGCTCAGCGTTTTGGTAATCCATGGCGCGGCGGTCGTCTGCATAGCTATCTGCGACGTTGTAATCTTTGGCCGCGAACCAGACTTCGCCACGCGAAAGTGCTTGAAAGCCTTCTTTGAAAATACCGCGCACGTCAGGCGCACCGTGATACACGACTAGCGGATTGCCTTGCTCATCAACAATCTTGCTTGATCCAAACCACCGGCGAAACGCAGTTTCTTCCCTTACCGCCAGCATCTGATCTTCTCGCCTTAGCGTCGCGATTGCGATATTATCGCGAAGGTCTATGCTGACGGCTTCGGGGAGGATCTTTGCGGCGGCGCGGTCGATGGCGGCGTTGAGTTCAGACTTTTCGGCTTCCGCTTTCGGCGTCAGCACGACATCGCCAACACCGGGAATTGTATCGGGCAAATTCTCCGGGATCACCATCGCCGCGAAGCTTCCCGATCTCTGGGACTGCGGCACACGGCGGACATTGCCGTTTCTATCGCGGCGAAGGAAGCCTTTTCTTACCGCTTCATCAATGAGCGGCGCAAGCTCAGCGTCGGATATTCCAAGCTCTGACGCCCATTTTGAACGCGGGGTCTTGCTGTTCAGGATGGAGGCGAAGGACTGGCGGATCTGGTCTGGATCGGCTTCGGCGCGTTCCGGGACAGGAATATTGCCTTCGCGAGCCAGACGGCTGGCAGTGTCAACCCATTGGGTAATGAGCCTTGCTTCCGGCCTTGCGTCGATTCCCGCCAACGCCGCCGCGTCCGCAGCCATATCGCCGACGACTTGTCCGAGTGCATCCCAATCGTTGTTCTGGGCATGCTCATTGCCTTCGGCGGCTTTCTTGGCCAGACGCTCGACTATGGTCTTTGCTTCGCCTATGAACGCATCGCGCTTCAGAAGGGATGCAGCATCTTCCTGCAGGATGTTGAAGCGGTCGGCAATCTCGGTTGCGCTGGATGCGCGTGCAAAATCAGTGAGGGTTGATCCGACTTCCTTGCGCCGGGGCGCTGGTGCCGTCTGCTCATCGCGTCCGAACAGCCGCTTGACGCCCTCAACGCGCTCGTCCATAAGCAGTCTGTCGCTCAGACGATCAAGAACGGCTTGGCGCGCCTGCTTCCCGCTCGGGAAATTACGCCCTGTTACTTCATAGGCGACGGATTTCCATTCACCGGCTTTCAGCGTTGGCCCAAGCTGTTCAACGGCTGAACTCAGTTCCGCCTGCTTGTCGATACCTTCAAGCCGTGAGATAACGTTGCGACCGGCTTCAGAAACCGGTGCGGCGGGCTTCCTGGCTTTCGTCTGTCTCGGTTTCGGCAACGATGCCACCAGTTCATCGAATACGGTGGCAAGTTCCGGCGACGCCTGCTGAATGACGCCGCGAAGCTGCTCGATCTGTTCCGGTGTTGCCCCCCGACGGATCGCCATTGCGGCAATGGTTGGCGCGTCTTCATTGCGGATTGCCATCTCTTCAAGGATGGCGTCAATGCCTTCTCCCTCGCGCGAGACCCGCTCAATGAGTTCCGCCTTGTCGTCATTCGACAGTCTGCGATATGCATCAGCGAGAACGGGCGTGCCGATCTCTGCATCGATCTCGGCAAGCGCCGGGAAAACGAAATTCTGCTCCGCCGCTTCAAGTTCGCGGTCAAACTCGTAGGCTTCCTCTATCGCAATGCGCTCACGGTCGGCAGCCTGCTCTGCGACAGGCACAACACGTTCGCCGCGAATGGCGCGGTCGAGAAGGTCGTAAACATCATCCGGCGTCGTGACGGCAGTTTCATCAGCCACGGATTCGGTGAGAAAGCCAGCCTCAACAAGTGCTTCGCGCGCCTGATCTGGCGTCATACCGCGTTGAGAGACCAGCCCCGGATAGCGGCTGGCATCCATTGCATCAGTTTCGCCAGACGGCTGGATGCCGCCGCGCTCACGGATGAAGCGGATAACGTTCTCGGACGGAGTTTCAGCCGGGCGCTCGCCGCGCCGCTGGAAGTTAGTAGCATCTTCCGTCGGCGCTTCTACATCAAGACGATCTTCCTTCGTTTCACGGGCAACCCGACTTCCCTGATCGAACAGTTGCGCCTCAAGCGCAAGATCACGGTCAACGATTTCCTGCCCGGCCTGAACATCGCGTTTCGCCTGTAACGCAGAACCCGGCGTCGTGACAGCGCCCGCACCGATGGCCGTTCTGAATGCCGTCTCCGGCACGGTCTCCGTAATGAACCGCTGGATCTCCTCATCGGTGACTTCGCGCCCGGCAACCTCTGGCGGAACGAATGTCGTCACCGCTTCCTGCGCAATTTCGGTCGGCACTTCAAGCAGGATCGCGTCTTTGACGATTTCCTTGCCAAAGCGTTTGATGAATTCCGATGGTGCGCGGAGCGTCCCGCCTTTCGCCAATTGTAGCGCCACCTTGCGCGCGACGGCCTGTCGTGCAGCGCCGTTGAACTTCAGGCCAGCGACAACCGGGAATGCAAGGTCGAGCCCAGCCAGAACCATCGTGCCGTAATTCGTGTATTTGACGAGATCGCCGCCTTCGACACGCTCACCCTTCAGGGCGTTGCGCATCTCCGAGACATGGTGATGAATCATGCCGGAAAGCGCACCGGCCGTTGCACCGGTGAAGCCGCCGGTTGCACGCCCGAACTTACCAAGCGGCGCGCCAGCTTTCTGGCCGAGATACCCGCCCGTGATAGCCCCGGCAATACCCGGAATCTGGATGCCGATCTGCTCCCCGGCGACTTCCTTCACATAGCCCCAGGCGTCCGACAATCCGTTGATCTGCTTGAACGACTGAAACACCGGCTTGTAATCTGAGCCATCTTCCTGCACGGTCTTGCGCAGACTGCCGGACCAGTCCCGATAGGACTCCGCATAGCTCGGATCGTCTGACATATCGGCCAGATGTTCGAGCGTGTCGGCATAGGCTTCGAGGTTGCGATTGCCGAGGCCGTGTTCGAGCGATCCCCAGAATGATGCATCGTCTTTCGTCTGCGGCTGCTCAAAGCCGAAATTCTTGCGTTCAGCATCGGTCAGGACGCGTGATGACTCCCGCGCCGTCTGCTGTGACTTCCTGTCAGCGAGCGGCTTGAACCAGTTGTCCTGCGGCGGCACCGACGGCGAGACCGTCTGCTTCGCCGGACTTGGCTCAACAGGATCGTCATCGAAGGCGTCGAACACGTTGTTGCCTGTCACGCGCGGAGGCGTTATGACGAGAGCATCTTCGTCCTGATCAAAGGCGTCGAATGGATTATCGGTCACTGATTGCCTTGCGTGGAGAGAATGGTTTCAGCCGCACCGGGGCCGTATTTTGAATTGAACTTCGGCGCGAGTGCAGGATTGGAAAGCAGGAGTTCTATTGCCCGTTGCGGGGGCTTTGGCATGCCGCCTGTGATTGCTGGGCCAGCCTCACCGGCTGACATCAGCGCACCCTGATCCCCTTGCCCGGTGGGCCGGAATTGACGAAGCGGCCCAGCGCCAAAGGCTTGTTCAGCAGATTCCTCTGACATAACGTTTTCAGAACGTGCGCCACGCCCAAAATATTGCTGCGTTGGCTCGCCGACGAAATCACCGCCGAATGCTTGTGTTGCCCGATCAGTCTCCGAAAGAAACTCAAGCCTACGAACCTGAGCGGCTGATGGTTGCAAGCCTTCGAATGCTGTATTCAGAACATCCTCAAGGGCTTCGGCTGTCTCACCGCTGCGATTGTCATATTCAAACGCTCTGGCGGCTGCGACGCGGGCATAAGAGCCGTATTGCTCATGCAACTTCGCCTGCACTTCATTGAGTGAGTCATAAAGCGCCTGTCCCCCCAGCCCTTTCGTCGGGGCCAGAAGCACCCTTGCTTCCTGTTTGGTGATCGGGGATTGCAAGCCTTCGGGGATGCCGACTTTCGCCTGTGCATCGATGCGCGCCGAGGCGAGCGCCTGGACGAATTCAGGATCGCCGGGGTTTTCACGGACGCCCTGCTCTGCGACCTGTATTTCCGGCAACTCGGATACCGATGACGCCGGGTCTTTCTCGCGCTGGTCGCGAAGTTTGGTCGCCTTCTTCAGCGTTTTGTCGTAGACATCGGCCTTGGCGTCATAATCCGCTTCGCCAGGGTCAGGCTCAACATTGGCAAGACGGTCAACAAGCTCTTCCTCGGTCAGTTGCGGTAGATCGTTGATCGCCTCGAATTCCATCTTCGCCTTGCGCCGGTTGAGCACATAGCGGTTGATCTGGTTCGGTTCGAGGACTTTCTGCGCCATCTGCAAGTCTGGATTAGTGCTGACGCCGGTGCGGCGGATCGATTCCTCGTCATCCTTGAGCGCGCGTTTCAGTTCCTCGCGCCGCCCTTCCAGCATCGAGCCTTCCTGCTTGCGCGCCTTGGCGGTGAACTCGGCCCGCTCCAGCGGCGTCAGTTCCGCATAGCGCGGCGACACATCGCCGGCCGTCCCGCCGATGCGGTGTATCTTCCGGTCCCAAAGCTTGATAAAATCAGCGCTGGTTACGTCCTCGACGCTGCCGAACTGCTCTTTGACATCGTCCGGTATGTTGCCCCAGATGGCCTGCTTCGCCCAGGCTTCGCCCTTCTGCCGGCCTTCTCCGGTGGAGTGCATGTTCATCCATGCGGGCAGTTCCGGATTGGACACATGGGCTTCGTAGCCGCCCTTGCCCTGCTGGTGGATCAGGTAGAGATCGGTAGCGCTCGGCTCGCGTCCGTATTTTCTCTCGAACTCGGCGGCTTCCGCACTGATCTTCTTTGCGGCCGCCCGCGCATTGTCGTCGGCATTGTAGATATCGCCGCCGCCATACTTTTCGAATTCGCTGTCGGAAAGCTGATACAACCCCTTGTAGCTTCCTGTTCGCGCCTTCGGATTGCCGCTGCTTTCGATCTGCGCAAAGGTTCTCAGCAGGTGATCCGGCACGCCGGTTTCCTGTGCGGCCCTGCCGATCGCATCATCCTGCGGCTTGGCATCCACTCCCGCGCCGGTCAGATCATTGCGCAGCCCTTCAGGATCGGTCAGAAGCCGTGTGTTTGCATCTTCGATGACTGACCCGCGGGAATACCCTTCGCGCAGATTGGCGGCAACCTTCGGCTCCAGAAGCCCTTTCTGTTCGCCAAGCGTGATTGCCGCTTCGATGTCGGCTCTCGCCTGCCGCCGCGTTATCTCGTCGGTTGCCGGATCGGTATAGATGCGCTGGTGATGTTTCAACGCCTCCTCGACCTCGACGAACTTGTCCTGCCGCTCCAGGTTCTGCCCGCGATTGAGCACGGAGTTGAGATTGCTCTCATTCTCGACGCCGGTGCGGAGCGACCACTTCTCCCGGAGCTTTGGATCGCGGATGATCGAAGCGGCGTCCTGCGTGATCGAGGATGCCCGGCCGCGGAACCGCGGCTCGAACGTCTTGTATTCCGGATCGTCGCTGAACTCGCGCTGCGTCTGGTACATTTCGGTCTTGTACTTGGCGTCAGCCTTGATCAGGTCGAGAGCGTTCTCCTCTTCCTTCCGGGCTTCGCCGATAGCCGTGAGTGACGCGCCCAGTCGGGCAAGCCCCTGCCCGACTGCTGCACCAGCGCCGCCACGACCAAAGTTGGCCTGCGGACGCCTGGCGAATGTCGGGCTGCCTGGCGCTGTTTTATCTGGAATGCGTGCCAAGTGTATTTCCCTTAGCCAAACGAGCCAATGCCTTTGACGCCCTGGCCGATCCCTTCAAGGATAGCGCCGCGGTAGGCGGCTTTGCCCTTGTATCGGGCAGCAGCAGCCTTATCGAGAAACCCGCGCGCCCGGGTTTCTCCGGCAGCCGTTTCCGATCGGGCGACATAATCGCCATATTGCGCCGTATCACCCATGATATCGAGGATGGTAGGATTGGTGACTCCGGCGCCGGAGGATGCTGCCTTGGCTTTCTGTTCGGACAGTACGAGCGCTGTGCGGTGCCGCTTTTCCTCGCTTTGACGCGAGGCTATCGCGCGTTCCTCGGCGGCAGATCGTTCATCTTGCTTGGCCTGAAACTTGCCTTCTTCCTTTGCCGCATAACCAGCGCCTACCGTACCAGCTACCGTCGCAACGGTGCCGATTATCGGCAGGATCGTGCTTGCAGAACTGGCGACAGCACTGCCTGCCGCTGCGGCTAGAGCTGCCAATTCTGCCATTTCCATATCCTCAAAAAAGTCTTGCCGTCCCGCATGTCGGTGATTGCCTCATCTGTCGGCACAAAGCCGAGAATCCGGAGAAGTCTTTCGGCATGATCGCCGTCACATTGAATGAAAACGGTTTCGCCCCTGGCTCTGAGCCCGCGCTGCATGGCGCGCACAAGACGCAAGCCAAAGCGTCTCGCGGAATCCTCAAGATCAAGCGTCACCCAGATCCGGTCATGCTTGCGGGCAAACCCACCCATCGCAATGATTTCGCCGTTATAGAGCGCCACGCCGGCATCTTCGACATGGCAAGACAGATCGTCGTGATAGGCCTCGATCTCAGCCCGAGTGGCCGGGCGAACCAGAAGACTACTCATTGGTGTCGATATTGAAGACGAGCGCGTTGAGCGTGGCCGGATGACCTGGCTGGATCTCGATGCAGACACGGCTGTCAGTGTCCCATGTGCCGCCCATCGGCTGCATGACGGTGTCGTGTCCGGACACGACCGGATCGTCAGTGGACCCGAAAGCCTGCCGGTTAGCCTTGCGGATATCGAACTTCGTCAGGCTGTCGAAGTTCGGACCGACCTTGATCGCATCCTTGTGGACGTTCGACATGACGAGACCAGCCTGGTGCACGGCCTTCTGTTGCAAAAGCGCGGTTCCGCCCTGCGCACCATAAGCCAGCTTCGCGGATTTGTAGCGCCCGCTGTAAGACAATCCGACCCAGCTATCCGTGTAGGACGCGCCGAGACTGACGATCCCCGCCGTGGTTGCCGTCGAGACGGACAGACCCGTCAGCACGGTCTTGACGCCCGCCGTCGATGTCCCCCAGCCGATCAGGCTTTCCGTTGATCCGTAAAGATGCGCCGCCGTGACTGCTGTCGATGCCGATGACGTGTATATTCCGCTATCAGCAAGCTTGGTGACGGTCGCGCCAAGGGCCTCGCTGTGCAACGCAAGCTTCTCGCGATAGCGTACCGTCGAGGCTCCGATCGTTCGCTTGATCCAGGCGTAGACCCGATCCTGCGTCGTGCCAGGCAGGACGAAAGCGCTTTCGATCTGACCGTCTGTTTCAACGGTGAACCAGCCCAGCGCCTCCTCGCTGTCATCATAGATCAGCAGCACCTCGATCCCATCCTCGCGCACGCCCCAGATGAACGTTTCGGGCTGGCGCTGAACGGCGAGTTCGACGATGCCGTCGCCGCCGATCTCATCGTTCAGCCGGTTGAGATTGCGCGACGTATAGTCGTTGGCCTCGAAATTATACAAAATCTCATAGAGCTTGGTGCCTGACTTCTGAACGAAGATCCCGCGTCCATCGAGCTTGACCGGCGATACGGACGCCGATCCTTGCGTCGAGGCATCCTTCACGGATGTATTCGTTGGCGTCAGCGGTTCATCGAACGACGATGCACGGGCGGAACTTTCCGATCCGGCCGTCATCAGCATCAGCCTTTGCAGGGCCAGCATGGCGATGCCGGTGTTTACAGACCCGCCAGTTGCGATATTCCTCTGGATCGAACCGCTGTCGCCTTCCGTTTCGAGGTTGAACAGCGTGAAGCCGTCCGATTCCGACCCCCAGAACTTGTCATCACGCATGAACCAGAGCCTGCCGTCAAAAAAAGCAACGGCGGTTGGCCATCCGCGGCGATCCGACCACTCGCCTTCGAGCCAGTTGTCGGAGTAAGTCGTATCCTTGAAGTCTCTCAGAACTTCCACACTGACGCTTGTAGCGGAAGTGTAGGCAGTCACCCGCGCTACTCCGAAACCTGAATGGCCATTGTACTGGGCATCGATTGTTATGCTGCCGCTTGTGTAATCACCTGGCAAGAACCCAAGCCGGTGCCATGCTATGACGTTGTTGTCAGCGTCTTCGCCGTCATGGACATTGTTGACGTTCGCCGTTGAACTGACCGTTGCCGTACTATCATCAATCGGGAAGTCGTTAAAACCAGTATCTTCACCATCGACGGAACGTTGCATGGTCAGCGTTCCGGACCACGTCCCTGTGCTCTGGAACGCGAAACTACGCTCGTTGGCGTAGGTCGCAATACGCACTCCCGTTACGCGCCATGCGTCAGTGTAGATGCCATCTCCGGCGAGAACGAAATCTGCATCGAAGCGGTCGTGGAAGATACGGAACAGCGTCCCGACATGCTCTGGCCGAAAGAAATTTGATTCCGCTGTCAGCGTGGTGTTGCCACGTGTCGCATCCGGCTTTATCCGGACATTGGCCGTCCGCGCAATGGTGAATGGGCCGTCATCGGCCTTGAACAGAACAAGGGACCATGATCGCGTGCCGCGCCTCTCGACCAGCCGCGTCTGCCAGTTCCCATGAGCCAGATAAACCACGTCGATCGACTGATCAAAGCGTATATCCCTGAGTTCTGAGGTCGTCCACGGGGCGGTAATCTCCATTACACCTGCGGATTCCACTGTGATGGAATCGACGATCACCGCCGTTTCGCGCTGCGTCTTGAAAAAGACGTGGTATGTTCCTGATGGGGTGAACGCTAGTGAATGCGTTCCCGTATCAAGTTCGGTCTCCTCGATATAATCGTCACCGCCAGATGTTGATCCGCAGCGGAAGAAGACCGGACCACGAGTCACTTCAATCCGCAAGGCGTGCTCTGTATCAGCGCTCGATGTCGTTACCGACCGCGTGCATGTCACGCTCGATCCACGCGCGGCAGCAGTCATGTAAAGAGCACCGGAAACCGTCGAATTGATATTGCCCGTCGCGCCAGTGCCAACCGTCAGCGTCCAGCCGGTCCCTGAGGCAAAGTCCCCGTTGGTGACGGTTGACGTCGCCGTCGGCCGCGTAATCGGCGTATCGTCAACCCATACACGCAAGACCGTGTTTGTCAGTTCGAGATCGGCGAAATCCGTTGTCGAGCGGATGAAAGGAATGCCCCGCGCCTGATTATTGGATTTTGACGCGCCGGTATACCCATATCCAGGGCGCATCATTCCGGCGCCAATGATTGCCGGCAGGATGTTGCGCTGCTGCTCTGCGGCTAACCGAAGTTTTTCCTGATCGACGCGGACAAGGGCGTTTGCAGAGACTTCGCCCTGATTGAACGCATGTGTAAACGCTCTTGTCTTTGCCATTCGTCAGACTCCTAGACGATCGCTCGCATAGGTTCCCGTCAGGTCAGTCGAAGCACGGCCCTTGCCCTGAACAAGGTCGGCACGCTGCTTGCGCTGCGCTTCGATAGCGGCCGGATCGTTCTCGTCCGGCATGCGGACGACGGGTTGAGGCTTCGGCGTGCTGCCAAAGAGTTTGCCTAGTGGAGCCATGATCTTGTATCCTTCGTGTTAGCCGTTCTGGCGATAGTCGTAGTGGCGGCCGAGCCCGCCGCGGCGGGCGGTGACAAGACGGCCGGGGGGTGGTGATACAGACGCCTGGTTCATGGCGTCCTTGGAGCGCGCGTTCTTGAGGCGGGCCATGCATTTCTTTTCGAGCGCTGCTTCATCTTCTTTGCCAAACCCGGTGACGGTCGGTCCGACCCGCAAGCCGAGTCTGCACCCGACATAGAGCGCGAACGTCTCCGGCCATAGGGAGAGGTCAAGCCCATAGCTGGTGTGGTTGGACACGTAGCTGACATAGAGCGGGTCGAAATCGGCATGCCAGTTTGTGGTCTCGTCGGCATAGCCTTCGGCCCCGATCGGCGGCCACATCGTGCCGTTGCCGGAAATATTCGACGTTCGCACCCAGTCTGACGGCTTCTCGAAGGCATAGGAATAACCGAACGACGGCGTCACGCTCTCTGAATGCTCGATCGCCACGGTGCGCATGGCGAAGTTCCAGAAGCCTTCTTCGAGACATTCCAGCAGCGTATCGTCATAGACGCGGTCAAGCTCGTAGCGGATGAAGATATCGTCGGTGACGGTTGCAATCGGAGTTTGCCTCAAAACTCTGCAAGCCTCTTGCATGACCTTGAGTTTGGTAGCCAAGTGTGCTATCCCTCTTCTATGGGAAAATTTATCGATCTGACGGGGAAGCGCTTCGGTCGTCTGACCGTTGCGCACAAAACCAAAAAACCGAATTCATCTCGGCTGATGTGGGATTGTAATTGCGATTGCGGTGGCTCAACCGTTGCGACCAGCTACTGCCTCAAGGCTGGTCGCACGCAATCGTGTGGCTGCCTACAACGGGAAAGAACATCAGCAGCCGCAAAGATTAAGAGCCGCACACACGGACTGACCAATCACCCTCTTTATAAGCTCTGGACTAGCATGAGATCGCGTTGCAACAACCCACTTGCCGTTGGATATGAACGGTATGGGGGCATTGGTGTCCGCGTCAGCAAACGATGGGATGACTTCCCAACTTTCATCAAGGATATTGGCCCTCGACCATCACCTGAGCACTCGCTTGATCGCCATCCGGACCCGACCGGTAATTACGAGCCGGGGAACGTGCGCTGGGCCACGAGAACTGAGCAGAATAATAACAAACGAGACACGACGTACGTCCTCTACAAAAACAAAAGGCTGCCATTGCAGGAAGCCAGAAGGCTCGCGGGCAGTGTCGTAACCTCGCCGGAGCTGCGCAGGCGCCTACGCGCCGGATGGCCGCTAAAGGACGCGCTGGAAACTCCATTGCGCGTCTACGAAAACCCAAAGTTCACTCACTCTGGAGTATCGCTTACGTTGCGTGAGTGGGCAGAACGCACCGGCATCTCTGAGGACGCCCTTCGCTATCGAATAGCCGAAGGCTGGGGTATACGCAAAGCACTTACAACAAAAGCTATCCGCCAAAAGGTGATATACCGAGGTCAGAAAATGTGGCTTTCACAAGCGATCAAGGAAAGCGGATCGCTTGTTTCGTTGTCGTCTGCATGGACTCGGCTGAAAAAAGGTTGGTCTGTCGAGCGCGCCGTTGAAACGCCCCGCACGGATTCTCGCGCTTAGGCCGCCGCAGTCGCGCGCGGCTTGCGCCGTTCCGCCTCATCTGCCTTGGCTTTCGCCACAGCTTCGGCAATTGCCTCGTCCGAGGGCATGGTCAGATTGAGTTCGGCGAGATGTTTCTGCATGACGCGCTCGGCGTCTTCCTTCGTCTCGTGACCCTGGCTCAGAGTGGAGCCGTCCATCGTGATGACGCGCCACTTGGTCGCCGCGGTATGATTGACGCGGATCGAAGTCTTGCCGTTCGCCAGGATCGGGACGGTCGAGGGCCGGGCGAGCGCGGCGGATTTCGCTGCATCGGTTGCGGCATCAATGCCTGTGCCTGATGGATATTTCGGGAAGACCGCGACGACCGCGCCGGCCTGCGGCTTGCGCTCGACGGTCAGCCAGATGTCGAACGAGCGCGCCGCATCCGTAACGCGGATCATGTCGTTCTTCTGCAATCGCGCATGATGCGACCAGTATCCCGGCGCAAACAGGTCTTCGAACACATGCCCGAGCGGCAGTTCGAGAAAATAGCTGTTGAACCGCTGATCGGCGCGGTACTGATTGGTCAGATACATCGGAGGAAGTTTTTTCTGCTGTGACATATGGTGTCCTTTTGCGATACTTTTCACATGAAAAAGGCCGCCGAAGCAGCCTTGGGTATTAGGTTTTCGAGTTGCGACGTTGTCGATGTGGCGTTGTCAGCGCACGGTCTACATCCCAACCGATACGGAGACGACCATGCACCGTCCCGCCGGGAATGCCGCATTCTTTGATCGCTTCCGTCAACGTCATTTCACGGCCATTGAAAGTCACGATCCGGTTGCGGCGCATGTTCCGCATTTGCTCGGTGCGCGTCGCCCAGATACAGTTCCCGGGCTCGTAGTCGCCATCGTTATCCTTGCGCTCAATCTGGTGGTCAGCGCTTGGGCGCTCGCCCATGTCGACGAGGAAATGCTCGAAGCTGTTCGCCCAGCGGTCGCAGATCTTGATCCCACGACCAGCCCATCCCTCAAATTTATCCTTGAACGCTGGATTGCAGCGCTGCTTGACGGAGGACCACACCCCATACAAAGGATGATCACTCAGGCCATGCTTTGTATTTCGCTCTGTTAGCTTGGCGTACTGAACACACCCGCACCCGGCAGATTTTCCAGATGTGATGTTCGTTCCCTGCACAACCTTCTCGACGCCACACATGCATCTGCAATTCCACAGAAGATTGTTCTTGCGTTTGCCTGCGTAGGATACAACAGACCACAGACCGAATGTTTTTCCAGTCAGGTCTTTAAAACGCGGATTGCTTGGAATAGGATGCGCATCAGCCATTTAACCGCTCCATCGGTTGATTGGTTAGAGACATGAGCGCGCGATCAACACGCTCATGTCTCGCATTATACTATAGCGGGCGATGTAAGCAAAGCCCGCTATGCAGTTGTTAAGTCGACGTTGCCGCGAACGTTACAGTCGCCCCCGCTCCGGTGGAGACGAGGTTGACCATGCCCCGTGCATGTCCAATATAGGTGCTGCCAGTGCTGATCTGGGCAGCAACGATGCTGTCGCCCAGACGCATGCCGAGAGAAAATCCGTTGCTAAAATAGCTAGAACCAGCCACCGTCGCAATGGAATCAGCACTCTTGTAGCTCCATTCCTTGAGAACCTGTCCACCAAAGGACTGAGTCCAACAGGTCGGAGGATTTGTCGTTGAATACGCCATTGTTCATACCCTCCTTATGTCGCTACGTACCGGGACCCGTCATGCAAAACTTGCACGATCCCGGAGTTTTGCAGAAGTTTTGCATTATGTTCGGCAAGACCCGCGACGTTCTTGCCCGCCTTTCGGCTGCTGCATGTCTCCATGCAGATCAGACTATCTCATCACCCGCGTGGGGTGCGATGCGCTTCGGGCCGCTTGGCCCTACGAGCCGTAGCTCTAGTCGTTACACCTTCCTGATGATCAGGCTTGGCTCGGTATTGCCCTCGACTTGACGTTAGGGGGTTTACCGAATTCACATCGTTTGCGCTACACTATTGCTAGTGTAGGGGTCCAGAACTTAAACCGTGATACAAGCTAGCGTTGGTCCATGAGTTCTTTTGCTTCTTCTCATCTTCAGTGTTCAGTTGAAATCGCTAGTTTCAACCTGTTCTATACTATAGAACTACTGCATATTTCTATGCAGAACAGACTATATCATCAGCCCTTGGGGCTGTCGGGCGCTTCGGCTGCCTATCGCTTGCAGCCTACTCCCTTGCGGGATAGTCGTTGAACGTTTCGCCTTTCGGCGACTTCGCTGCTGATTGCCCTCGGCCTGACCGTTAGGGGTTCCCAGCAATTCACCCGATTTGCGCTGCGTTATTGCTAATGCAGGGGCCTGGAAGTTAAGCCGACGTCGACCTCCATGTCCTTCATGTTGGCCGCATGCCCCATCGCGTTCCTGTGCAGGAAGTAGCACTGCTCCGAAGAGGTTGCTTTCCCGGTCAGGCGCGTTGAGGTGATCCAGTTGAGGCCGCATGCACGCCACAGGCGGCGAACCGGGCCGCTGAGCATCTTGACATCCTGATAATCGCCGGACGTATATTCCTTGGTCTGGCGAATAAAGGCGCGAAAGGCCGGGGTGATGATGGCGAACATGTTGTCCTCCTCAGCCACCGGCACGTCGTTGTTGCCAAGAATTGTCATCGCATGCTCAACCAGCGACATGCTGGCCTCGGCAGCCGAACCGGTATCGTTGGTTGCGGTGTCGAGCTGGGTCACGATCACGTCGTCGATATCGCGATTGAGCGTCGCGATCGACGATTCCTGCATGATGCGTTTCTGGTTGCCCTGGCTTGCAAAGATGTTGAAGTCCGTCGTTTCGACAACCCCACAATATTTATGAGGTCAGACTGTAGCTTCCCCCGCAGGGGTTTGCCCGCTCAGTCGTTGCAGGTGGTCGCGATGAGATGCTAAAAGCTGCTCTATCTTATGCTTTTTCAGTCTCGAATGCTGTACAAGGCGAGGCAGAAAATCCAAGGCGAAAGATCTGTCTTTCGGCCCGATGTTTCTTTCCCAAATCATGCATTTTGCATTTGAAGAATGCTGCCTGATGTAACCGCCATGAGCCTTATGGATGAACTCCAGCACGGTGCCGTCTCCCTCGTGGCATGATGCGTGCACCGATGCCTGATTGGAGTAGCGCGGCTCGCCTTTGTAGCTACCATTCCTTTTTCGGCCCACTCGAAAGGAGCCATTGCCGTCAAGGTAACCGGCCAGCCAAGCGTAAGACGGAAAGTTCTTTGGCTTCAGCGGACCGCTTTCAAGGCGTGAGGCTTTGGAAAACTCTTTCAGAGCCTCGCATTCTTCGATAGAGAGCGACTGTCCTCGCTTTTCTCTCCATATTTCAAACAAGCGCTGCAAGTGACCGCCCTTGACAAAGGCGTGCTTGACCAAACGCGGGATCAGCATCTCAAGATGAGCCCTCTTCATGACCGTCCAGCGGTTCATGGGGTGGCTGCTCTTGTTGTACCCCAGCGTCGTATCAACACGGCCAAAGCCAGTTTGATCGGGCAGGGTTGCAATGAACCTGTGAAAGTCCACGGCTTCTGATGCAGAAATCGCAATCGTCAGATACAGCTTAAATGCCGTTCTGTCAGCATTAGGAGCATTGAAATTGAAGCAGATGGCTCCATCTGAATCGATGAGACCAGCGAGATATTTTACAAGCACTTCATGCATTCTCTAACCCTTTATTTGTGACAGGGGAGAATAACCTTCCTTCGTGTTGCGCCAATAGTCAATGACGTTTCCACGTTATTCAGGGCAAATTCCGCTAGTGTATTAACGGCGCGTGCTTCTCAGTCAACGTGCAAGTCAGCTGCGTATTGTCCACGACACCGAACGGGATAAGACCGTTGATGCCGCGCGTTACCGCGGAAGCGCTTCCGGAGCCGGACACGAGGAAAATCGCAGTATTCCCCTTGATCACGGCTTCCTGAACACATGCCAAACGCAGATCAGAATATCTCTGTTCGAACGTCTGGATGTACTCTTCGCGGTAACTGTCCATGAATGCAGATTCTGACATTCGTTAGTTACCTTGTTGATGTTTCAGGGTTTTCAGGTTGTGACCGTAAGCAGGTTGTCCGTGCTGATGGCGCGCATCGGGGTTGTCCGCGGGGAAGCGGGGCCTTCACGCATTGCCGTATGACGGGGCTGGTTCTGGTGTAGAGATCCGGCCTTCAAGGGTGCGGGGCCGTTGCCGGGTTGTCCGCGGGAGAAGATCGGGTAAGTTATCCGCTTGCGCGGAATTCGTTCAGGCCGCGCGTCCGCGCTTGCCGGCAGCTTCTTCCTGTGCGAGGAGCTGCTGAAACTCTTTGTCGAGACCGTCTTTCCAGTATTTGTCCATATCGGTCTTCATGATCTGCTTGATCTCTTCCTTCCGTGTAGAGATCGCATCGAGCGTCTTGCCGTCGCCTCCGGGAACATGAGCGCTGGCGCCGAGACTGTCCTGTGCGATCGGGGCCAGGATCTTCCAGATCTCGGGATTATAGATCAACCGGTGACCATCCGGCGTGCGCGCATCGCGGAGCGCGGCGGCCAGTTCCGGCGGGCATTTCTCGGCGTTGTTGAGCCAGTTCTTCACGTTCGACTGGTGCGTGCGGTATTCGTGGCCCCATTCGGAGCGGAGCGCATCGACGCAGACCTCATCGTCGCCCTTGTCGGTATTGTATTCCTGCTCCTTGACCGAGCTGACGAGTTCAGCATAGGCGCTGAGTGACGCATTGATCTGCGCCTGGCTGGCGTTCTCGCCATGCATCTTGCCGAGGAACAGATCGAGCATCGGCTTGTCGGCATCGGTCCATTCGTGACCTTCAAGCTTGGGGAGTTCGTAGCCGTCCGGGTTCTCCGGAACGCCGATCTCCTTGCGCCATTCGGCGATTTCCTTCTCGCTTGCACCTTCCGGCGGCTTGCGGATATAGTCCGTTTGAACCTGTTTTTCGAGCGCCCGGTAGGACTTGTACATCTCCTGCGGGGATTTGATCCGCTTCAGGCGCGTCAGTTCTTTCTCACGGTCGCCTTTGTCCGTGATGTGTGCAACGGCTTTCTCGCGCCAGTCTTCCGGCCAGTCCGCGGGAGCGACAACCTTTTTCGGCTCATCGTCGCCTTCCTTCAGGTCATCGAGAACGCTTTCGCCCTTGGCGTCCTGTTTGTCGGCAGGCTTCTCGCCGCCCTTGTCCTCGGTGCCGTCGACCGTCTCCGTCTTGACCTCAGTCTCTACCGTTTCGTCTGCCGCATCTACCTTGCTCTGATCGTCCTGCATTACTTGTCCTCGGTTTTCCTTGGTGGTCTTTTCAGCTTCGCTGGGCGTTTGCTCTTGCCGCCGCGCGCGGTCGTGATCTGCGGTTTCTCGCGCGCTTTCGGCGTCAGCGCCGGGTGGTTCATCTTCTCGACCTGGCTCCAGACGAACTGGCGGCCGAGCATGATGTCGGTCTCTCGCGTTTCGCGGCCGGGCCGGAATGCCCAATCATCCGCGCCGCACAGATAGCGGAGCCATTCGTAAAACAATTGCTGCTGGCCCTGATTGGCAACGCCGCTCTTAACTGCGCGCACGGCGAGCACGACATCATCATCGTAATCGACCGGAAGCCATGCCTCTTTCTTCGGGAACCACTGCCTGTCGCTCATGCTGCCTGCCTTTGCGGCGCGGGAAGCGCCAGCCGTTCTTCCATCGGCATCATTGCGGCTTCCGCCTTCATCGATGCATCAGAGACCTGGCTGACGACATCAGCGCCGGTTGCGAGTTCCTGCGCAGCACCTTCGATCGACGCTTTCGCCGCGATCTGCTCGGCTTCTGCCGCTTCCTCATCCTCCGTCTTGCGCCATGTCGCCGGGCCGTTGACACCGCGGACCATGTCCTTGACGACAAGCGTTCCGTGGACCGGACTTGTTGCGATCATGCCGAGTTGCTGGGCCTGCGCCACGATCGCCATCGTCTCCTGACCGCGCTCGACCATCAGGCGGCTTGACGCCTCCTGGATCGGGGTCTGGAACGACCATGTGATCTGTTCATCCGACAAGGCGTCGGGGATCAGGTCGCGCCCGCCGAATGCGCCCATGTTCGCCATCTGCGTGAAGGCTTTCTCCAGCAGGCGGACGTTGTATTCGACCTCGATCGGCTCGAACAGCGGGAGCAGGTTGCGGATATGCTCCTCGATGCGCTTCGAGGTCTCGTAGGCCGTCATCTCTTTCGTCGGGTCCGGCAGACGGATGCGGTCGGCATAGAATGCACGAGTCAGGATCTCGCGAACGTCCTGCCGAAGTGCGAGCCCGGCGTTGATGTCTCCCTCGATCTTGATCGGCCGCAGGGCTTCGCCGAGCTTTTCGTCGTACTCCCGGTCGACCCATGACAGCTTGCCGGAGCGGATATCGACGCTCTTGACGGCTTCCTCTGTCGCGATCAGCGGCGGCTCGACCGCCTTCTCTCCAGCTTCGAGCAAGATCCATGTGAGCTGCTGCGTCATGCGCGCGTCGGGCAAGGCCGACATTGCCGCCGGCGAGAATGCATACTGACTGCCGGAAACCATGTGCCAGCGCGGAACGATAAACGGGAAGTCGATCAGACCTTCCTCGCGCAACAGCGTCATGTTGCTGACATCGATGTAGCAGCGCACGAATGGCTGCTTCTTCTTGGTCTTGGCGTCGGAGTACGCCGTCGGGCCGATATAGTCGTACTCGTCGCTCGGCATCACGACGACGCGAATCTCGAAGCTCTTGTGCGGCTCGTCCTTGCAGGCTTTGTTTACGCTGTCGTGGAGCTTCTTCTCCCCGAACTTGCGCTTCATCGTCCGGCCGGACATGCTGTCTTTCAGGTCGAGCCGATCGATCTCGGTGATCTCGTCTTCGAGCCAGGCGCAATCGCGCAAATGATAGTTGCGCAGCATCAGGTGGCTGCGCTCGGGTGGCGGCAGGCGGCGCTCCTCCAGCGATATCACCGCATTGCCGAAGCTGGCGTAATCGTGGTCGCCCTGCTTTGTCGCCTTGACGAACTGTGACCGCGGATCGTACAAAAAGGACTTGATCCGGGATGTCATGAACTCCAGATAGCGTGCATTCTCCGGCTCGGCGTCAACGGCTTCATCCTGCGTCGTCGCCCGGAACCATTGCTGATCCTTGGCGCGCAGAAGCGCAGAGAAGCTGTCGCCGAGTTCCTGGCGGAGCTGGCTCGGATAGCTGTCGATCAGATGCGCGGTAAAATCTTCCCCGCGAACGAACTTCGACGTGAAGTCCGCCCGCTGCGGGTAGATGTTCTCTGCAATTTCCTGATTGAGGCTGTCGAGCGGCATCTTGTGTGTAAAGAGCCTGTTGGAAAAGTCGATCAGCTCCTTGGCGCGGGCCTTGGACATGGGTGTTTCGGATTATCCTTGTGTGTCAGTTACGCGCGGCGACGTCCGCGCCAGTCGCGTGATGAAGTCTGCGGCTCTGGTCGTGTCCAGTGCGTGCGGCCAACTGCGGCATTGCCTTCCGACAAGCACATCACGACCGCGTCGCCTTTGTCTGGTGATCGGCCCAAACGCTTGCGCAGGTCTTCCTTGCTCTCGATCTGGATTTCACCACGGATTTCGAGAACGCGAGGATTGATGCACGGTGCGGCAAGATCGGCTTTCAGTTCGGCGTCAGGCGGCAGCGCGATGATGGAGCCGCCAAGCTGTTCGGGATCGAGTGCTTCACGAAATCGGAACCAGGCCTCGGCGCGCTTGTTGGCGAACGGCAGGTTGCTTCCGAGCGCCTTGCCGGTAGATTTGTTCGCGCCGTTGAAATCGACGAATGCAATCTTGTTGTCCCGCAAGCGCTCCTTGACCGGCCCGGCATATCCGCCGCCGACGTCGAGCACGACCGGCGCAGCATCGCGGCGATGATGGAAGATCGCGCTGGTTGCGTCCGTGCTGTCAGATGTCTGCTTGCCCTTCTGGCTCACCAGCGGTGCGTACCAGCCGCGGTGACGCCACGCGAGAACTGCCGCATCCTTGCCGCCGCCTGCCGGGTCGAACGCCATTGCCGTCATGTGCCAATCGCGCCAGCCATCGTCCTTCCAGCGATCCATTGCCGCAACGATCCACTCGGTCGGGATGACCTGATGATTCTGGTCCTGCAATGTTGCGGAGAACGTGCCGCTCGCGAGATTGCGCAGCGATGTCGGTGCATAAGCCAGAACCGCGCCATACCCGCTGTTGGCAAGCTCCGGGATATCCTCCATCTTGCTCGGGATGAATGTCCGCGAGCGCGGCAGGATCAGATTGCCCTTGGGATCGCGCGGCGGCTTGCGCAGCTTTTCGACATGCGCCTTGGCTTCCTCAAGCGACTCAAAGAAAAGTTCGTCGTCACTACCGTCGGTCTTCGGTGCCGCCCAGCGCAGTTCGCCCGGCGCGGCGCGGTCTGGATAGTTCTCATCGAGCCACGGAGCCCAATGCTGCACGACCCACAATCCTTCGGCAGTGGTCGGTGGGTTCCCGGTGCAAATGATCCGGCAACGCTGGCCCGGTATCGCAGAGCGAAGCCACAGCGTCAGGTATTGATATTGCGACCGGCTGAAATGCGTGATCTCGTCGAAGCCCTTGAGATCATGAGCATGGCCTTGGTACTTTTCGACGTCCCACTCGTGCGGGACAGAGCCGAATTCCAGAACGCGGCTTGTCCCCGGTATGCGCCAGACGTGATCCTGGCTATTATAGCCGTCTCGCGATCCGAGAATGCGCGTGGCCTCCTTGACGAGCCCCTTGATCTGCGGGAACTGACGCCGGAAGATGATCGAACTCTGATGCTGCGTGACGGCCGCGCCAACGAGAAGCGACGATTTCCCGCCTCCGGGCTCGCCTCCGGTAAACAACTCATCGGCTTCGCTGTGCAGCGCCGCAGTCTGGCCGCCGGGCGATGGAACCCAAGGCAAATGCCCGGTCTCCTCCATCGCAGCCTTGATCGTCTCGTTCTTCTCCTCCGGGGTCATCACCTCGAAGGCGGCGAGGATGTCCTCAAGTCTCGGAGACTGCAGCATTCTTCTTTCTGGCCATCGCCTGGCCGAGCATGTAGGCTATGCGGCGCGCGCCTTCGATCTCGGAGACGTCTTTGGTCTCGATCGGCCCGCCGTCCTTGCCGATGTGCTCGTTCACAACCTTGTCGCCGAACACCTTTGGCAATGCTTTCGAGAGCAGCCATTTGCGTGTGTCAACGCGAAGTTTTGACCTGCTTACATGCTCGCCGTTGACGCTGTAAGCTGTAGTTTCGCCCTCTTGACCGGCGCGTGCCATCCAGTCATTCGTTCCATCGTCAGAGATTTCAAGAAGTTCGTCGGCCATTTTCATGTAGCCGATCTCACGTGCGCGTACATATCTCGCAGAAATCGGATGCTCAGGATCAATTGCCCAGCTTCGAACGGTACTCTCTGCCGGCATTCCGTCATCTTTGCAGATTGCGTTCAGGCTTTCTCCGTCAGCTAAGCGAGCGCAAATAATGTCGCCGACCTCTTCGGTGTAAATCGTCGGGCGTCCAGCCATTACGCGCTCTGCTTTCCCTCGGCGCGACGCTTGCGCATCCGGCAGGCGGCCGAACAGATCGTAGCGTCGGCACGTTTCGCAGCGAATGGCTCGTTACAAACGGCGCAGATTTTATCTGTAACGGAATTATCCGTAACGCGCTTATCTGTAACGTGAGCCTTTGCCGCGTTCTTGGCTTTCGTCAGCTTCGCCTGCTTGGCTACGGGCTTGCGGGCGGCTTGGCCTTCCTCGTAGTTGCGCTCGCGTAGCGCCCTGATCTGATCAAGTTTGCTGGTCACGCTTCTGCCTCAGCGTGAACCTTGCGGTTTTCCTTGCCGTTCTGCCTGGGTTTCACGGGCGGGAGATATTCCGCGACGGAGGTTTCATGCGCGTGCAATTTGCCGTTCGAGACGTAAGCAGGCACATGCCTTTCCGGCGGCTGTGCATAGGCAAGCTCGACCTGCCGTTTGTCGGGAACCCATGTGTTGAGCATGTATTCGAGATCGTCGAGCGCGCCGATGAGATACATGCGTTCGTTGCTCATGGCCTGAAGCTGGGCGTCGATGTTCTGGATGCGCTGGGTCAGCTCTCCCTTGCGGGAGAGGAGCTTGATGTGCATCGGGTCGATTTCGCGGAAGCCGTAGGCCGGGTGCGGGCGCACGAGATCGGATTCCGGCGGGACCGTGACCTTGATGCCCATGCCCTTGGCGATCCAGATGAGCTGCTGGCAGGACAGGCGCTGATCGTGCCATTCTTCTTTTGCCGACATGTCGACGCCGTAGAGGGCGATCTCGTCGGGACGCTCGCTGATAGCCATCGCCATCATGTGCGAGAGCGATGATGCCCACAGATATGGGCCGAGCGTCAAGGGGCGTTCATTGCCGTCTTCGTCGCGGGTGTAGCCGTAGACGAAATCCATTGCGGCGCGGTGATCGAGAACGATATGGTTCGGAACTTCCGGCCAGGGCTCGGCGACGAAGACCGGGCCCTGGATCTTCGTCGCCATGAACTGGATGTACTCGGTAGAGAACCAGGGAGCGCCTATTTCTCTTTTGTGAACTTCAAACCACCGGTCAGCCCGCTTGACATGCGGCCACGCACCGGGCGAGCAGCCCCAGATTACCCATGACGGATCATCATAGGGTGCAAGCTGTACGGATGACGGCGCGGAGCCGATGAGAGCGATTTTTTTCACGTGTGACTCTTAGCTGCTGGTGGTGACGACAATGTAGGTTTGCGCGCTCGAAGGGCCTGTGACGCTGGCGATGGGCGTCCATACGTCCACTGCTGTTGCGAGCAGCCGGACAGCCGCGCCGGAATTGACCAGATTTACGCGTGCGCCGGAGGGAGCACCCGCCGCCGTGGACCCTCCGAAGGAGAATTCCGCTGACGTTGCCCGGACAATGCCCATTGTCGCGGTGCTGAGCGTCGAGAGATTGACGATCGTCTTCTCGACGCCGATAGCGGGCGGAGCGTTTAGTGTGTAATCAGCAGAAGAGCCGGAAATAGCGCTGACGCCATAGTTTGCCAGCGTCGAAGCGGCAGTTGAAGCTTCGTATGGCAGACGCTGGCCATTATGGCCGATGGTGAAGCCGTTATGATCGACGCCGAACTTGCGGCCGTGGATCGAAGTCAGAAACTTGTTCTTCAGGTCGGTGAGAGCACCGCTGACGAGGGACATTGTGTGGTTTCCTTATGTATTGGATTTTGCTTGTGGACGCCGGGCACGAAAAAACCCGCGTCGAGGCGGGTCGCAAGGTCACGCTGAAACTGATGTTGGTTACGCGGCCATCTTCCGGCGAACCGGATAGCCGCGAGATGCAAGGTACTCCGCTGCGCCCGCTGGGGTCGCGTCACTGAAGGCAAACATCGCCCCTGCCGCCACGGCATGCGCGCCGTGATCGATAGCCCTGGCGAAATCCTCATACGTCCCGGCCCCGCCGCATGCGACAACCGGAATGCTGACGGCTTCGGACACTCTGGCGATCAGGTCTAGATCGTAGCCTTCCATCATGCCGTCACGCTCGATGACGTTGAGGATGATTTCCCCGGCCCCGAGGGTTTCCACCGTCATCGCCCATGTGACAGGATCGAATTCGGTCTGATCATGGCCGCAGGAGCCGCATACGCGCCCGTCACGGACATCAATGGAAACCGAGACCGCTTGCCGCCCGAATTTCTCAGCGGCCTCTCCGATCAATGCTGGGCGTTTCAGGGCCATCGTGTTGATCGATACCTTGTCGGCTCCGTTTGCGAGCGCGAGACGGATATGCTCGACCGTCCGGATGCCGCCGCCCACCGTCATCGGTGGAAGGAACGGCTTGTCGTTCAACCGGCGCATCAGATCGAAGTCCGGATCCCGTCCGTCCGGCGTTGCGCCGATGTCCAGCATAAGGATCTCGTCGACTTCGCGCTTCCAGTGGATCTGGAAGGCTGTCTCAACATGACCGATGGAGCGCCAGCTATCGAACTGCTTGCCTTTTACGACCTGATGGCCGCGGTATAAGATGACAGGTATGATCCGATGCGCGAGCACTCAGGCGGCTTCCTGTGCTTTCGCGAACTCCTTCAGGATCGGCCGGCCATCGTCAACGTGAGAGAATAATTCCCAATGTGTGAAGCGGTCGAACGTTGCCATCAGCCAATCCATCGTCACGTCCATGTGACGGCAGGCTTCCTCAACTGGGACACCCATATATTCGTATGGGAACAAGCCGTCACGCTGGCGAACGATCTTGTAGGCATCCTTTCGCGAGATCAGGCCGTTGCGGATGTCGATGCTGATCTGAGCGCAAAGCCGCCCGTAGCCGAATTTACGCCACATTCCGTGATCGTGCAAACCGGTGAGTACGCAGTCAAGATTTTCTGCCGGCCAATAGCTTGCCCTGCATGGCAGTTGCGCTTGCATTCCGTGCTCGATGGCGACCTTGGCGTTTTCGTGCGACGACCAGGGGTAATAATTGCCAAGCCAGTAAGCCGTGACGCCAGCCAGTTTCTCGTCTGACGGCAGCATGTACTCGCGCATGTCGGCATCACAGATGCCTTCAATGCCAACCATATCGGTTGCACGCAACCCGATGAAGCCTGCATGCTCGGCAATCCAGTTGCGCGTCATGGTGCAGGCTTGCTCAGTGCCGGGAGGACCGCCATATTCGATCGTAGGTGCTTCACCGTATACGATCGTGCTTATTCCCAGATCGGCAGCAATGCGAAACGGTGTAGAGAAAATCGACCAGTGTTCAGGAATCGATACATCTCCGACAAGCTCCATTCCGATCTTGTTGAGCTTGCGCCGCACTTCGCGGTTTGGTGTTACCTCAATCGTGGTGGCATAGCGCGCGAGATTGTCGATGTTTTTACGACCGATGTCCGTCAGCATGCATGTACTGGCCGTGACGACAAGCGGTCTCGCGCCTAGCTCCAGCAATTTGTGAACCTGCGCGCTGGAGTCCTTACCTGCGGAACTCGGCACGATGACATCGTAGCCGCTATCATTCTTCGGCAGTTTGTCGAGGATCGCAAGGAATGCCTTGTCGCGTTCGGACCAATCGATTTCATCGCGCCGTCCGAAGTTCACGCACGCCGCGCAGATGCCGTCAACGAAGTGAAGCGACGGCTTCGTCGTTGGGTACAGGCATTCCCGGCAGCGAACGAAACTCACGCAGGGACCTCCATGAGCCAAAATTCGCATTTGTCGAAGGCTTCCGCCGGCGCATCGCCGCTCGAAATGATCCTCAGCCCCTTTTCCTGGTACAGCTTGCCGAACGGTCGACGCCACAGTTTGCCGGCATGACCCCTGTAGCTTACCTCGACCTCCGTGTCGTCAGCGTACTCGACTGCGAGAACATGCTGACGGCTCGCGCTGATGATGGCGTCCATGACGGCAGGAAGCTGATCTGACGATACGTGGATCAGGACACCAGCAGTGAATACCAAATCGAATTTGCCGAGACTGGCGATCTCACTCGCCTCCATCTCCGTGACGGGAATGCCGTGATCGGCGGCTTCGGCCAGCGCTGCCTGATTGACATCGATGCCTTGCAGCGTGATGTCAGGATTGATAGTCCTGATGGCGCGAAGGTTCGTCCCATTGTTGCAACCGATTTCCAGAACCGACTGCGCATGCGTAGCGCCGAGAACTTTCTGCCAGAACGGAATGCGGGACGCCGGGTTGATCTGATTGCGGCCGGTATATTCCGTTCCGAACTCGCCGCGCCAGAACTCTACCGTTTCGCTCACGCCGCCCTCACCACTCTCAAATCCCGATGCGCGTCTTCAACCGAGCCCGACGGTTCCTGACACGCTTTCCAGACATTGTTCACTGATGTCACGAGGGCTTTCAGTTCATGCGGCTCGCAGGAGAATTCCGCGTCGAGCCCGCCGTCTGATCTTGACAGTGTCAAATGCTTTTCGATGATGCATGCCCCGAGCGCGACCGCGCCGATTGCGGCGTCATTGCCGAGCGTATGATCGGAGAAGCCGACCGGAGCCAGGAACGTATGCCGCAATTCAGATACCCTGCCGATATTGGCTTCTTCAATCGGGCAGGGATAAGCCGACACACAATGGAGAAGGGCAGCGCTTGAACCACCATTGTCGATTGTGGCCACGAGAGCCTGCCGCACTTCATCATTTCTCGCCATGCCTGTCGAGATGATGACCGGCTTCTCCGTCGATGCCGCCTTGGCAATAAGCTTGCGGTCGCCCGCTTCGAACGAACTGATTTTGAACGCCGGTGCGCCAAGCTGATTGAGGAAATCGACTTCCTCCTCACTGAACACTGATGAGAATATCGTGATGCCAGCGCGCTCGGCATGTTCGAACAGAACCGGGAACCATGCGCGCGGCGTATGCGCCTGTTGGTACAGATCGCCAAGCGTCCAGCCGGCCCACGGGCCTTTGTCGAGCTTCTTGTCGAGCCCGCCGCGGGCTACAGCCAGATGAACCGGATCGTATGACTGGAGCTTCACGGCTGATGCTCCCGCCTCTACAGCGGCATCTATGAGCTTTATGGCGCGGTCAAGATCGCCGTTATGGTTACAGCTCATTTCTGCGATGACGAATACGGGATGGCTTGTGCCGATTGGATGGCCGTCGACGATCACGCTTGGCCCCTTTCGGCTTCGAGGCGATCCACGCGAGCCTTCAGCATGTCACGCTCGTTTTTTAACTCGATCAGATCGACAATCGCCTTCAGATGCTCGTTCTCTTTGTGAAGAACAGAACAGGTTGTCAGAATATCGACGGCTTCAATCTCCGTTTGCACCAGCAATGCCGCGTTTGGATAGCGGGAATCTGTCCTTGCCACACCCAACTCACGGATATGCCGTATTAACGGATGATCTTCGTACATGCCACTCACGCCTGTATGCTCCTTACCGTCATGAACGCTTCCGCCGCATGCAATCCAACGCTCGCGCCGCGCCATGCCGCAAGCGCCTTCACGGCTTCGATTGAGCGCGGATGTGGGAACGGGCGCATTTCTTCCTCGTAGGCTTGAAGCGCTGCGAGTTTCTGATCCATAAAGCCGGAGACATCGACAAAATGATTTGGCCGGAAAGCCGGGAGCGTGTCGCTCGCCCATTCTGTCGATGACGGGACTTCGTAGGCGTAGATAGCTGAAACTGGAAAGCCTGGCATTGGGCGCAGCGCCGTCAGTGTTGCCTGATGCACGATCCGGTGATCCAAGTTGAGATCACCGCCATGATGGGTATAGACGATATCTGGACGACATGTGAAAACAGCGGCTCTCAAGGTCTCCACAACGTTCAGAAGCGGAACGGCGTCCATTTGCTGATCGGCGAATAGGCCAAAGTCCATGCGTCGAAAACCAAGAATTTCACTAGCCTTGCCTGCGTGATGATTCCGCAGTGCGGCATCGCCATCGGCGCGAGAACCAACACCATCGGTAAAGAATGCTACGTCGACGCTATCCCCCGCAGCGGCATGCCGCGCGATCGTTCCCCCACATCCAAGCGCTTCATCATCGGGGTGAGCTGCTATGACAAGAACCTTCACACAATCTCCGCATCGGCATAGACCTTGCCGTTCCTGTACTCTGCATTCCTGAACTCGACGCGCATGTCGCCGATCCGGATGAATGCTCTCGGATAACCATCCGCATCCAGCATTCGTATGAAATCATAAAGATTTTCGCCGGACAGACCAAATGGTATCTGGCTTTGCGGCGGCGTTCTGCGCTTGAAACTCACAGATATTCCTTGTTGTGGAGCCGGGACCGGTCTTTTAGCTGTGATTTCGCGCATCATCCCGATGATGATGTCGAACGCTCTACTGTAGATTTCTTCCGCGCTGCCCTTGAGCGAAAGCGGACGCTTCATGTAGACTGGCCCGGCGTCAAGTTCGTCCGTCATCTTGAGCGCCGAGATGACCGTTTCGGAATGACCGCGGACAATCAGGTTTTGCAACGGCGATCCGCCCCGACCATAAGGCACATCGGTCATGTGAAAGCAGACGCATTCGAACTCGCTCGTGATGTCGTCTGGCACCTTATGCCGCCAGAACGGAAAGAACAGATACAGCGGCGGCGCGCGGCGCAGTTCGTCGACCGACAGATCTTCTTGCGCCCGTATCCACGACCAGCAGGCCATGTCAGCCGGGATGTTGTGCAGCCGCCTGATCGACGCGACCGCGCAGTAAGCCAGATACCGGCTCATCCGAGGGCCAGCGTATCCTGAACGTGCGCGAATCCTAGCCGCTGGAACATGCGGCGCGAGCGCTCGTTGTTTGGCGACACGTTCGCAACATACCGGCGCGGCCCGTGCTTTTCCATCAGAAGCTTGACGGCAGCAGGCCCGTAACCCTTGCCGGCAGCATCCGGAAGCAGGTCGATCCCGATCTCGTTACCTGGCAGGCTCGGAGCCGACGGCGGGAACGTCAGATAGATCTTGCCGACCGGCCTGCCGTCAACCTCGATCACGTAAAATGCCTCGTATGGGTGATTGCGAACGAACGCGCAGTGCTCATACCATGACGGCATCGCCTTGTGCGAAATACTGAACTCTGGCGGTCTGGCGGCGAGGACATCCCATAGCACTTGCGCAGCATTGGGATGTTCGGCAACGTCAACGAGACGCATTGATCGCCTCGATGTACCGCTCGTTGATCTGACCGGCGCGGCTCGTTTCGAATTCGTTCCAGATCGTCTTGTAATCTTCGAGCGTGTCGAGCGTCAGACGAATGTGCGATCGATCGACGTTCTGTTGATAGTTGCCACGCTTGAAGCCTTCCGTCGTGTAAACGTAGAGCGTTACATGTTCACGGCAGCCGTCTGATGTTGCAAGCTGGTCAACACGCTTCAGCGTTTCCATCGTAAAGCATTCGATGTCAAACCCCTTCGGAAACGTCCGCGGGTGCACGTTGCTGCAATAGTCGAGACCATCGTTCTTCAGTTGGATCAGCACTTCTGCGCAGACTTCCGGATCGATCAGCGGGCAGTCTGCCGTCACGCGCATGATGATGTCAGCCTTGACCTCTTCTGCCGCCATGACGTAGCGCTTGAGAGCGTCGTGCTCTGGGCCGCGAGTGACCAGCATAGGCGTAAGCTCTGGCCCCAGTTCGCGCGGTGCGAAACGCGCCTTCATTGCATGATCGGCAACGATATCGCTTCCGGCATCATCTGCAACTGCCACCACGACAACATCGACGCCCTTGATCTGACGGCACCGGTAGACGACTTCTTCCAGGACTGTCCGCCCTGTAGGCAGGGGGAGCAGAACTTTTGCTGGCAGGCGGGTCGAGCCGAGACGGGCTTGTATGATGCACGCTGTTGTCATGTACTTAGAATCATCCAATTCGCGTTACGCTGCAATGTCTTCCCGGCTCTGTCCACCGAAGATCGGCTGGAGGCTGAGATCAGGGTAATCATCCCAAGGGAGATCGGCGTTAACCTTCGGCAGCGCCGACAGCTTCCAGCGCAACGCAGCCGCAACATCAACGCTCATGTAGCAGTGATAGCCAAGCATATCGAAGCGGTCATCTTTCGGCGCAACTCCTTCGCGTCTTCCGTCAAAACGCGCGCGGCGCAGAAACTGGTCGGCCTCCGGCACATTATGCAGGATCGCGCCCCCCTGACTGTGACCACAAATTTTGCTGACGTGGAAGCTTACGCACTGGAACCGAGGCTGCGATGAATCCCCAAACATGCCAGATGTGAAACGGCGGGCAGCATCGGTAATCTTCGGACCGGTTTGCGGATGCTCTTGCAGTTCATACTCGCCGCTCCATTCCTCATCGCGGAATGTAAGTCCACAGCCAGCGTTGACGACTGACATCGCGACGCCGACATACGTGTGCTTGGGTATCGAGAAGACTGGCCTGTAGGTCAGCGACTGACGGATACATGCGCAAGATAGCAGCAGAGCCATCGTGCAACTATTCACGACGACAGCGTGTGGTGCTCCTGTGTAAGCACACAGATCAGCTTCGAAGGACTTTGTAACGTCGTGCGGGTTCACGCTGCAACTTTCTCCTCGATCATTCCGAGAGCTTGGCGCAGTTCAGCGATGCTCATGCGCCGGGCAATGTCGCTCGTCACGCCATCGGCCATGCCTTCGTGAAGCTTTTCCCAAACAGGCAAGCCCGTTACGCTGACAAGCGCGCCCATTGCTTCGGCCAGATCTCCAACTCGGTAAGCCGGAAGGTCAGGGATTGCGAGTTCGCCGCCGCGCATATCGCTGACCGTGTCGAGAACAAGATCAACGGCCTCGTCGATCGTCATAAAAAACCGAGTACATTCTGGATTCGTAACGGGGACAGCGCGCGAACCAGACTGGAGCAGCTTTCGCCACTTCGGCAAAATTGACCCTGCCGACGCCCACACATTACCGTACCTGCACGCAGCGAAGCGCGGACCCTTGACGCCAACCGTTTCATTCGCAGCGAGGATAATAGCTTCGGCCAGAGCTTTCGACTGGCCGTAAGGCGAGACGGGCTGCCAAGCCTTGTCGCTGGAGATGAACATCACATTCTTGACGCCAGCATCCTGCGCAGCTTCGATCACGTTGATCGTGCCGTCAACATTGGTGCGCACCATTTCGACAGGATTGTAAGCGCCAACCTCGATACGCTTCAACGCGGCAGCGTGGATCACCACATCGACACTGCCAAACGCTCGCCGCAAGCGCGACAGGTCACGGCAATCGCCGATGAAGAATCGCAGCCTGTCATCGTCGTCGAACTGAGCCCGCATATCGGCCTGCGCATGCTCGCCCCGACTGTAGACACAGACGCGATCCGACAGTTTGTCGGCAAGCAGACGGCGAACGAGATGCCGCCCCAAGTAGCCGGTGCCACCTGTTACGAGAACGCTGCCAAGCATTTTCGGCATCAGCACTCCACGGTAATAGAGCATCCGAGAGGACGCACGATAAGCTGCAACGTGCGCTCAGCGTCCTGAACAATGGGCGATGCCGATGACGGCCCGGAGCGCACTTTTATGTAGCGAACACCTGCCCAGAGCGACGGCGAGAATGCTCGAAATGCAATCACACGATCGGCATCAGCATAAAACGACAGCTGGGCATTTGTTTCGTCGAATAGGTTGAAGAATGTTGATCCATCATAAGATACCTGAAACGACAAGTACCCATAGCTGCTGATATTCCACGCTGCAGGCATTTGGATGGCAACCAGAGTTTTAGACCCGAGGTCGGCGGCAGATGACAAGCTTTGTCCGCTCTCAATTACAACGGGAATCATTTCAAGTGACATAATATTTTCCTGTTAGGACGCTGCTGATTTGCCGATCTCAGAGAACACAATGGTCCCGCTCATCGAAGCAACTGTCGGCGCGGTGATCCGGACATGCGCTGGTTGGCTGACCTCGAAGATCGGCCGATCACACGGGTTCGGCTTGTATTGCCAGCGAAGCTCGCTCGTCACATCGGCGTAAAGCCGGACCGCGCTCGTAGTTGAGACGACTGCCGACGACGGCCCTGTCACCGCAGATTTCGCCGTTGACGCCGCCGCCCATCCGTGGATGTTACGCGGTGTGATGGCAGCGCCAGCGCTGACGCCAGTGGACCCGCGCCAGATCTCGACACCGACATCGGTGCCGTCAGAAGACGGTATCCCGAGCACGATCTCGTGGATGCACACGCGCGAATTCGATGACGGCACGATCCCGAATACGTCATGAGGATTTGCCGTCAGCGCGGTGGATACGAACGCGGCGGTGTAAATCGGCCCGTTCGCTCTTTCGTAGCTCATTTCTTTTGGGCTT